CCGCACAAGACACGGTGGTTTGCTGAGCATCCTGAACTAGCTAGAAAATGGGGGTCAGTTGGGGGGAAAAGTAGTAAAAGGAGAAAAATATATGAAGAATAGTTTAGCAAGAGAATTGTCATCATACAATTTTAGAGAACGCATGAAAATTTATCGTGCAGCCAGATTACTGAGAAAATTTGATAGATTGACCAAAGAGAAACTCAGTAAAGAGGAAGAGTTAGAAGAAGGCTTAGCAGAGCTGGAGGAGGATTAAGAAAATTTCAGGGACTAAAGAAGGTGGTCGCAAAGCTGCGGCCACAAATAAGGAAAAATACGGGGAGGATTTCTATTCTAGAATGGGAGCTAAGGGTGGATCTGGGCATCGTCCAGAGAAACGCTACTTCCACATGCACCCAGAATTCGCTAGAATAGTAGGGGCTAAAGGGGGGAAAAAGAGCAGAAGAGGTAAGAAAAATGTCTAGCCTAGTAGACTGGTCCCCAGACACTGATTATGAGGTCTTAAAGACTACCCAACCATTTGGTATGACTTCAGACCAGTGGGCTGAGGCAGTCAAGCAGGCCATAGACGAGGCTGCTAAAGACCAGGAGAAGATATTGAAAGGAGAAGAATGAAACTACGGAATAAGAAAACAGGAGATATTTGTGAGCTAAATGACTTCTGTCTTTATAATGAAAAAGGTTTTGCAATAAGACCATTTTTGAAATCTCTCACTGAACTTAACGAGGAATGGGAAGATGTTCCAGAAGAACCAAAAGAGCTTTGGAGCATTGACCAGTTTGGAGAGCCTATAAATGTCAGCAGGCTGGACGCTTCACAACTTGAAAAACTAAGAAGAATTGGGAATCTATTCCAAACCGAAGAAGAAGCCGAGAAAGCCGTAGAGAAATTAAAGGCTTGGAAACGGTTGAAAGATAATGGATTTATGTTCAACGGAATTATATCAGAAGGAAGTGATTGTCTTATTAAGACAAAACTAAAAGATAACACAGGCGTATCTCTTGACAATGCACAACAATTTTATGAAGACGTAGAATCGCTTTTCGGAGGTGAAGAATGAGTAGAGAAATTAAGTTTAGATGTTGGGACCAGAAGGATAAAAAATACCTTCTCCCAGAGAAACAAGGTTTTGTGATTTTGCCAACAATGCCGAGTTTCGGTGTAACACTACCTTATGAAAACTGTTCTAACCCTGGTAATATAGACGAAGATTGTATTGATTGGGCAGATGCAGATTTGCTTATGGGCAGGTACGAACTTGAGCAATACACAGGTCTCAAAGATAAGAACGGTAAAGAGATTTATGAAGGAGATATAGTAAATCTTGAATATTATAAAAAACCGTTTGGTAAAAAGAGATGGAGCAAAACCTATCCACTCAAAGGCGGCAAAGATATAAACATAGTTGGTTTTGAAGATGGGTTCTTTAAGTTTTATAGAGAAGATAAAGATGGCTTTGGCTCAGAGTTGGCTTTCTCGGACTACGGAGAATGGGAAGGAAAAGATGGAGCATATAAATATGAAGCAGAAGTCATCGGCAATATCAACGAGAACCCAGAATTGCTAGGAGGTGAAGAATGAGTGAGCACGCAGAAATATGGCAGTTTGTCGATGTCGAATGGGACAAAAGCACAAATTACCTAACTATTAAAGACCACGATAGCGGGTACCAACTAGAATTATTAAGAGTGGAGGAGGTAGATTAGAATGAGCTGGCAAGATGATGAAATGATAGAACAAGAACAAGCCGACGCCCTAGAGTTTATGGGCGAAGCAGAATGGAGAGAATTACATGGAGACTGAATTAAAATGGTTTAATGACGAGGGGCTAGAATACCTCTTACAGAAAAATGAAGCAGAGATAGAAGCTATAAAAGCAGTCAATGCTGCTATAATGGAAGAGATAGAAAGGAGAAAAAGTGAGTTGCAGTAAATGTGAAGAAGAACCTATCCAGACCTACATAAGAGTGGGCAAGGCTAATGTGGCGATAATGGGGTGTGAAGAGCACCTAAAAGAGCTAATCGAGATTTATAGAAAGGGGCTATAAAGGAGAAATAACATGATAGATAAATGTCACGAGGCTTTTTACATGGACCCACCTAAGGAGGAGGACCTTCGTAGGTTTAGAGAACAGCAAAAGAAAGAGCAAAAGCTCACGAAAGAATACATATTATACCATTTGGGGGTAGCATTGGCCGATATACGACAGAGAGAGGGAGAGTTTAGCTACTGTGGGGACGTTATAGAAGATACGATAAGGTATCTGGAGGAAGAGGAGAAATAATTATGGCATTGATTCTCGTGATTAGCGACTGCCACCTCAAGCCGAAGATGTTTGATCAAGCCCACAAGCTTTTAGAGAAGGGAGTGGCTGATGTAGCAGTCTGTTTAGGTGATTTGGTAGATGACTGGGGAGAGGAGTTTAACCTCCCTCTCTATGCTCGTACTATGCAGAAAGTGCTAGAATTCAATAGGGACCATCCAGATACTATATGGTGTATGGGTAACCATGACTTGGGTTATTACAAACCAGAATTTGGGAAGAGAGAAAGTGGGCATAGTAAATTCGCAGAAGGAGAGATGAGAACTTGGTTGAACGAATTCCATAGACAGGGAATAGACCAAAGACAATATATTATCGTGGATAATTGTATCTTCAGTCACGCTGGGCTCAATAAAAAGTGGCTAGCGAAAAGGAGGAAAGCCTATCGAGAAGTTGACTTTGAGAGCAATGACATTTTCCGGATAGAAGGTAAGATGCTCTGGGAAGACAACAGCCCTCTCTGGTGGAGGCCACAAAAGGAATACGGTGGCAACCCAGATGAAGCTTGGGAGAAGGACAAGTTTCTACAGGTAGTAGGCCATAGCCCTGTTAAAACCCCTACACAGGAAGGCTCTGTCCTATCGTGCGACACATTCTCTACTTACCGGAATGGGACCCCCTATGGCGACCAGAAGTGGGTAGTAGTAGACATCGAAACCAAAGAGTGGGAGGCTAAGAAATTGGAGGATTGGTTAGAATGAAAGATTGTTTTGGGAATGAAGGGCCAGCAATAACGATCCCAGCAGAAGATTTAAGAGTACTAGTCAATTCGGCATTGAGGTATGCTATCCCTAGACAGAGCTATATCACAGGACTAACGGCAGATATTCTCAAGACTCTACCAGATGAAGTGTGGGATTATCGGTGTTTGTCAGTAGCACTTACGGATCTCAAAGCTTATCTTAATGAGTGGGGCGCTGGGTATAAGCCCAATATGGACTGCGACAATCAGGTATGGCAGAGTCTGTATAACTATTTGGAGAAGAAAAATAAAATCTCTTGATATGCTAGTATAATAAGAGTATGAATAAAGAATTCCCCAATACTCAAGTAACAGGTTGCATCCCCCCAACTCCGCACCGCCATGGTGTGCCTGTATGGGAGCGTTATTGTGGCAGACCATCTGCCCCATCTTGTGGATGCGTACCTGCTAAAATCAAAAATGGTGCTCCGAAATGTCCGTTGGTGGCTGTTATCCCTGCTAACCAAGTCGACACTATCGCTGGGACAAAAGGCATGTTCGGTTTTGTGCATGTAGCAGATATCAATACTACCTATTATATTGATGACCAGCACCGCTATCTTATCACATGGGCTGGTCCAGTAGAGGCGGACAACTACGACTATGCAAACAACCCATTAGGGTTGCGTGGCCAGACTGTCTATGATTTTGCCAATAACCGTGGCATTTTCTATAACAAGATCGGTGAATACCGCACATTCACTCTTTCGGAATAACAAAAAGGACCCTTCTTAGGGTCTTTTTTATGTGCCTAGAGAGGAGCGTAATAAGTGAGATTAACAATGGGAGTTAATGGTTCAATAAAGTGGAAGGTTTTTTGTTTTGGTAAAATCATACTTAAGGATAGGATTAAGTGCCATTTTTTGTCTACTATGTTTATTTACACTATTTCAAAGCGAGATTTAGTGTTTCAAGACATTAGCACTCCTCTCATCTGCGAATGTACAAATGAGCGAAACGCTTATTCTATTTTCATTATAGCACAAAACTAGAAAAGCAAGTAAATTAAGGTATAATAAAATTAAGATGAAATATACCGTAGAAGAATTCACTAAACAGAAGTTCGCAGACCTAGTGGGGGACGGCACTAAAAGCACCCCAGACCAGTTCTTTATCCAAGGCATTAACTGGTGTCTGAACGAACTACCGAGAATCCCTCGGTTAGAGAGACTCTTTACTAAGCATTGTAAGGCTAATCTTGATGCCAACCTACACTATAAGTGGTCTCTTAATGATGATTTTAGAAGACTTAATGATATTGAGGCACTCTCATTCGTCACATCCACTGGGGGAGAACCATGCCCATATAAGGTGTGCAACCTAAGATACGATGAGTTCGTGAAGAAGCATCCATTCCCAGAGCTGAAACACCCAGGCCAACCTTGCGAGTATGCTATCCAGAAAGAAGGGGATGAGATTAACCTAGTATTCGATCGCCCTCTCAATATCCCTATGATGATATCCTATGTCGCCTGTGGATGCCCTAAACCAGTCACTAGCATGGAAGACGAAATCCCAGTGGACATCTCTTATATCGCAGAGAACCTTATCGTAGGGGCATTAAGGAGCGTATGGTATAAGGAGAGCGATGACTTTACCTTCTCTGAAAATATCGAAATGTATCTCGACAACAAGGCCATCCCAGAGGCCATCCAACAACTTCACCAACGCTGGGGCAATGAAAACTTCACGGTAATAGGAGGATAACATGACTTGGAGAGGTTCTAACAGTGTGTATCCAAAAAATAGGGTACGTCCGTATTATACTAATAACCCAGTATACCCTGGTTCTTATGGCCAGACTGACACAGCTACTCGTGTTTCTCACAGGATGCACGATGGCTTTAATATCTCTCAGAATTATGGCCTTGATACCACTTCAGATGATATCAACGAGTCTCCCTTCTCTTCCCCCTACTATGTTAACGGACGTTATAATTCCGATAACCTTGTCACTCAGCGTGGCAATTCTGCCTCTGTCCAAGGAACTAAATTCCTACTAGATACCAAAACCACTACTAATGATTTCTCTGATGGTGATATCCAGACTTGGCTAGAGATATGGCAAGGCAAACAAATCAAATTTGAGCTCCCTTATTCTGGTAAAATTATAGGACACACTCTCACTCTCCAGAATGTAGGGGGCTGTACAGGCATTTTGTCTATTTATATGTCTGCCTCTGATGGTGGGAAAATTCTCTCTGAAACTTCTATCGACCTATGCAAAGTATCTACCGATAAGCCAGAGCACTTCACCCTAAGGACTATGACTCCGATTAAGGCTGATGCTAACCCGCGCAAAAAGATTTATGTGCGTATGGAGATCTGGGATGAAGTGGAGATGGAACGCTCTGACAACCCATTTAACAGTGGCAAAAAGGTGTTGATTGCCGCTACTGGTCTTGATAACCACTATGCCACTGTACAAGAAATTACCGATAAGAACAGCCCTGCCGAGATGAGCCTTGATTATGAGCGTCTCCCCTCTCGCCCACTAATTGGCCTTCTCTATAATGATTATGTATCTGTCCCAGTGGATAGAATATCTAATGAGAAGACTGGAGCGACTGTGTCAGACCGTGGCTATCGTTACGACTTATTCTGTATCAAGGACTCTACACATGCCGAGATGCTCATTTATGACAAGGAAATGAACCGTTTTATCAACAATACGATAAAGGTAGACAGCCGAGTGGAAAATCTTAATGTTGCACAAGTTGTAGACACTAACCAGAATAACTGGGTCTACTATGTAGATGGCTATTCCGCCTTACAACGTTTTAAGATTGGTGAATGGGTAAGCTCTGCTTTCCCAGCTGGCGTTTCCGCAGAAGATATTACTGTCAGTATTGACGATGCTACTTGGTACAATTCCCCTCTCGGTGGCGAGTCTGGTCTTTACACATTCAAATACACTAATAACAACTGGACTTATAATGGCCAGAATGTAAGTCTCTCTACCTATGGCATTACTCTCAATGGCACCCCAGCAGAGGGCTCAAAGATTACTGTCTCTTATACTGTCACTTCTGGCGGCACTAAGACTGTCAATAGTATCACCTATGTGGATGCTCGCCCAGTAGAGGCTGCCTCGTTGATTATGCACCACAATAATAGACTTTATCTGACTGGCTTTAGGAATGACCGTAACCTTGTGCAAATCTCTGAGATAGATGCTGAGGGCCCAAATTATACGATGTTCCCATATAGATTTTATTCCCCGAATATTTCCCCGTACGCCAGTACGCTCAATCCAATTACTGCTATCATTGAAGAGACTTCTGATACCATCATGATTGTCGGCAGAGATTTCCACTCCCTATACAAGAGCAATGTGAATATCGAAGACGGGACACCTCAGCAGGTCTCTAGCCACATGGACGCAGCAGGGGTCGAGTCACAAGGCGACATCTTGAACTATAAAGGGGTTCTGTATTCATTCAACCAGAAAGAAGGGCTGAGGAGATATAACGGCTCTCTTTGGCATAAGCTCCAAGTTGAGTCTGTTGACTCTCTCTTTGACCGTGTAGACATGACTAAACCTCGGAAGCTATGGGGGTACAAGAACAAAATCCACTTCAACTACACTGATAAAATCGACCATAAGCCTAAGTGCTTGGTCTATGATCTAGCGATGAATTATCAGCAGTACCCATGGTTCCAAGATGTAGATATCCCATTCTGCGATGTAAGATTTGATGCCACCGAAGAGCTAGTCGGTATCCACCCAGACTACCCGTGCGTGATGAGATTATACTGCCCAGATGTATGGAGCAGGTTAGACACCCCAATAGTATTTAGAAGAGACACGAAATTCCTGTCTATGCCAGGAAACGCTGCCGACATGATAGTTAAAAGAATCCATGTGAAGGTATTATCGAACGCCAATAGATGGTGGTATTTGAGCTTCCTAACTGATAAAGACGAGCTCTCTCAATACAGAGGCAATGATGTCTGGTGGAGAAAGCCAGTCTGGGATACTATCAGAGTAGATGAGCCAGTAGAAAACCCATTTGCGTTTGAAGATATTTACGAGGAGGACTCTATCTTTAGACTTGAGATGACACATCTAAGAGCCCGTTGTTCAGCTATCCAAGTGCGAGCTATGGTCAAAACCTTCCGCGCCCAGGCCTCTCTCATCTCTGTGCTACTAGAGGTACAGGCCCGTCAGTACAATTAAAATATGCGCCTGTTTTTACCACTCATAAATGGACCATACGCCGTCTTCGAAAATTTTTTTGCTTTTGCCGTTTACGGAGCCGTATAGTTTTTTGATTTTTTTGCTTTCGCCATTTACAGACCCATAGAGACTGGCGATCATTTTAGACTCCCCATTTACAGACCCATAAAAAGATGAGAACCCCTTAGAATGAATATACCCAGAATATGACAATGAGACATTAAAGGTTGCATAATTAGTCTCCCCAGATTGTGAACTTTGATCTATTTTTAAGGTAGCAGAATATGAAAATGAATATGGTACATCTATAGGCCCCATGTGCGAAACTGAGTACGACAGAGAAGGAATACCTATTTTAGTTGGGTAGACGCTCCATGAATAGGAGGTGTCCGGGAGGGTTGTGCTTCTTGTCACATTCCCGATTTTCATTGTATATGTTTGGTTAGACACTAGAGTCGGGGCTCTGGAAAACGGTACATCTGGGAAGCATATATCACTATCATGCACAAAAGTGGAAGTTTTAGTCGTTTGGTCTTTGCTCTCTATTATACTAGTTTGGTGACCTTGTCTATCGTCTGTTATAAATTGACCATGTGTGCCACTCCCCTGCCATACTTGGGACAACATTTGATTAGTCACCCACACCTCAGCCCATAATAATACTAATGACCTAGGCATTATGCGTATACTCCATAGAGCGTGTTAGCAGCGAGAGTAGCCCCTTCACCGATATCTGTCGTGGAGAGAGTGACGGTAGGGACAGAGTTTTTGTCTGCCAACTCTAGCCATGATCCCCAAGAGGAATTATAATATCTTCTATAAAAGATGCGACTCATTTCAAACGGGATTGCTATTTGAACTGTATAGTTAGGGTTATGGACCATATTTATAATATAGAGCCAATCTGTAGAGCCTCTACCCATCGGGCCGTTTACTAGCCCAGCCCCCATGAAGAACCCACTTTTCTTTTTAAGGTCAGTTGCAGTATTCAGGTCAGTGCCATTGCTTAGCTGGAAGCAATAATTCCCACTGCCGCCTAAAGCTTCTCTACACTCATCAGAACCTTCTGTATTGAAGTTAGCCCAATCTACTTTAGAAGAATTAACAGCGTCATTAGCAATCTTGGCAGTAGTTACTGCACCGTTCTGGATATTGTCTGTAGCCACATAAGCCACCGTAGATGGCTCTGAGAGCTCTGTCCCCTCAAATACGCCTTCTTCTAGCATAGCTTTAGTAATCGACCCCTGTGCTGCAGCTCCAGCGATAGGGTAGACATTATTATTATCCGAATCAGTTAATTGTACTATATTATTACTCATACCCTTATTATAACAGAAAAATGGGGGGTTTCTTTATAGTCGCACAATATAGATTGGACGACTATGGGCGGCGTAGAGAGGATAGGTGATGCAACTAGCGTATTCGCTAATTTCAACACTAATGGTCAACATTTGATACAATTCCCAAATGGTATGGTATATGTCAATCTAACATTTAGTGGTGTAACTATGTCTGCCAATAGCCCGGTTAACGTGCTTGTCCTACCAGATGATTTAGTGCCTGCTAAAAATCAAGTCTTAAGTGCTGGGTCTTATCTACACTCTTACGGTGGGGCATGGGTTACTCATGGAGATAAAAGATTGAAAGCATGGGTTGGAAATGCTATAAGCAGCTCCGAACTGAATATTTGCGGATGGTATATGGTGTCTGGGTAGCACTAAGCGTCTGGTCTTTGGTCTTCCTATACTAATGCCACATGCCGGATAACTTATTAGCATTCGCCGACAAATGCCCCCTGACGTAATAGCCGGGGGTATTTTGTTAAACTATATAAGCACCTGTAACTCTAATTGAACCACCTACAGAAGCGCTAGATGGGGCATATACCACTAACCCCTTGGTGCTAGTTCTAAGCCATGACCCACATGAGAATATTGTGGCTTGGTTTTGGAATGTGGCTGATAGCTGTGGGGCTGAGCTCCCAAGAGGAACATCATTCCCAAACAAAACTGCAGTCTTCTCTCCAGAGAATGCAGTGCTCACCCCTATCTCAAAATTTATCATAACTAGGTATTTATCACCGAACTTTACATAGCCAGAGCCGTTCTCATTAACAGTAATCCCTGTCTGGGCAGTTACACTCAGCGGATTGATAATATCCATAGTCGTATAATCTATCTTGTCAGACGTCACCGCCCCTGTTGCAAGCTTCGCAGTGGTTACATTTAGATTTGCTATTTTAGCAGTAGTGACTGCTCCATCTTGGATGTTAGTTGTACCTACATAAGCTAAGCTGGAAGGTTGACCTATGGTAGAACCGATATAAGCTGCATTGGTGACAACTGTGCGCAACGAATAATCAGTGTTAGTATCTTTTCTAATCCTAAGGTCACCATTTAATCCACTTATTTTTAACACCCCAGGGGAAACATTTGCTAGTCTAACATCATTATCAGTTGTACCCGCATCAGTTGAATGGAAATCAATAGAGCTGCCAATCTCCATCACGCCATCACTGCTGACAAACGGAACGATATTGAAGTTAGCTCCAGTGGCTCTTTGTTTAACTGGGGTTATAGTGCCGTTATTTACATACGCAGGTTGAGTCTGACTACCAACGGTAGAAGTTGGCACAGTATTCATAGAGTTAATGTTACCAGTAGTAGTGTTGTACCAAGAGACCTTCGTACCACCATTGGCGATATCCTCAGCGAGAGAGTACACTTTCACGCCACTCGGCTCGGTGGTGGATTTAGTAAAATCCCATAAACCAACTGTCTGGGTTGTGTATCTCACTACTACCTCAACAGAGTTATATGAAGTCACTTGTCTTAAATACCATCTAGTCTGTTGTCCAGTTGTAGCATCAGTGTTTTGATAAGCTACAATATCAAACATACTGCCGAAATTGTCTGGGGCTACGATTGAACCGACAGCACAAGCTTTAGAACGATTTGCAAGGGCTAAGTCAATCGTACAGGCATTACTATCGCCTACAAAGCCGCCAACACGGCCAGAAATTTGGATAGAGCATTTATTCCCCCCATTGTCATTCCCACTTAAAGCACCTAAATAGACCCACCCAGCGTTGTAAGAATCGGCTGAGTCAGTTGTACGGTACCTTTTAACAAACTGGTTCTTAACAAACGCGTCAGAAGTGCTGTCTGTGATATTCAAATCGCTCTGGACGTTTACTTCAGCACCGCTAGCAATGCCATCGAGCTTATTCTTCAAAGTCGTGGTAAAGTTGTTATCGGTGTGCACATAACTTGCATCTTGGACTAAATTGGCTGGCTTATTGAGGATGTATGCGTCAGAGGAGCTGTCGTTCTCAGTCCAGTTAGATTGTACATTGACTTCAGCACCTTGAGCAATAGTAGCGAGTTTAGAAGTATGGTCGCCGACTGTGTTGGTGAGAGTGTCCCATCCATTTACAGAACCAGTGCCATCACTCTCAGCGAATACCTGCCCAGTGTTAGTAGACCCTTTGATTGTGCCCTCAGAGCTGTTGGTAAATGTGTTGATAGTAACTTGAGTAGTGTTAGAAGCAGCATGCCAGGTGGTATCATTAGTATAATACGTCCAGACTTTTTGGTTGGTTACATCGTAAATACCAGCTCGGTTCATAAGGGTGGTGAGGCCAGTCGCAGTTTGCCAAGCAGTGGTTAGATCAGATTGAGAAGGAGAGGAAGAGAGGCCGGTAACGGCAACTGCCCCATTGATAAGAGCGTTTATATCAGAGGTATTCTGAGTAACGGCATCAAATGTCGCAGAATTCATCACACCAGCTTGGGTACTAGAAGCAACTGGGAGAGTGACGCTAGTAGAAGCAGTAGAAGAAGTTTTTAAGTTAGTTTTAGTTTCATCTAGTGACACAGTCGTAGTGCTGGTAGTAGGATTGACAGCTATATCGGTGACGACCCCACGGTCTAATGCCCCTGTAATCACCCTGTTTTGTACTGCATTAGTAGAGCTATCAGAGAAGGCGGAATCGATAGTTGGGAGAGCTTCCCAGTTGCCACTAGCTTTGAGTACTTTCCCAGCGTCTGTAGTGGCAGGGGCAGGGACTAATCCAGCAGTGCCAGTGGCTGTACCATTGGTCCCGACAAAATCTGAGTAAGTGGTGTCTGTAGCAGAGATAGTATTGTCATTAGCGATGGTAATATTGGATCCTGCAGTGAGCTTCTCTTGAATAGTTGTAGTATCTACGCTGAACTCATCGTTGTTGAGGTTCAAGCCAGTACCAGCAGAATAGAGAGTGTTAGTAGCAGAAATAGTATCATCAGAGATTGTGATATTATTACCAGCGGTTAGCTTAGGTTGGATTGTGTTTGTGTCTACGCTAAATTCAGTGCCGGTTAAATCGAGGCCAGAACCAGCAGTGTAGGTAGTATCTACGGCTGAAATAGTGTCGTTAGTGATATCGATATTACTCCCAGCAGTTAGTTTGGGCTGGATGGTATTTGTGTCCACACTGAACTCAGTTCCAGTCAGGTCTAGCCCAGAACCGGCAGTATAAGTAGTATCCACGGCAGAGATAGTAGTGCCATCGATAGTGATATTGTCACCAGCAGTGTAAGTAGTGTCTACTGCAGAGATGGTATCGCCTGAGATAGTAATGTTATCCCCAGCAGTTAAAATATTCTGTTTCTTATCGATATTTTCTTGGAGCTGTTTGTCAGCTTCGTCTCTTAACTCGGCTTCTACTCCAATAGCTTCAGAGATGAGTCTTTCAACTTCTTCTTTAGTAACTTGAGAGAACCCATAGCCGAGGAATGTGAAGTTGCCGTCAGAGGAGAAGAGATAGATGGCATCAGACGCTTCATAGACCACTAGAGTATTGCGGAATTTGCCTACATAAGGAGCTTCTGGGCCAGTCTCATCGCCACGAGAGGCATCAATAAGAGTACGATTAAAGAGTACAGGGACCTCCGTTGGTGGGGCAACAGGAGGGCAAGTTGGTTTACAATTATATTCGTTCATATCTATATTATAAACGAGAAAAGGGAGATTCTGAAATAATGTCGCACAAGATAGATTGGACAACGTCCCCTATACTTCTAGGGTCTGCCCAGTTCACATCAGACCAGAGCGGTATCGAGGTTGATATTATCCAAAGAAATGTGACCAACACAACCACTGTGCGTATGATATTTATTGGGTCAGCAACAATAAAAACTTCTACTAATACATCTGCTTTGAGGATATATGTTGACGGGGCAGCGTTAGGAGATGTAGGGGAAGGGAACACAGGTACTACTAATTCTACTATCCCATCTACGCAGACTGTCATGGGGTACATAACATTATCCCCTGGGGCACATACTGTCAAAATGACTGCCAAAGCACAAGACGGTAACACAACTGCTACGGTTGCTTCATATAGAAGAAGCTTTTTAGTAGGGTGGTGTGCTTAAACTAAAGGGCTAAAAATAGAACCTCTAAATGGGGCTCTATTTTTTGCTAAAAGATAGCTGCTATATGTTATTGTACCATGATCCCATTATAGCTACTTCATCATTCGCTGGTAGTGCGTCTACTAACCAGACTACAATTTCTCCAGAGCTAGCCCTGATGTAGGCACCGCCAACCGTGTTGTGGTAAGAATAGCAAGATATAATTACATTAGCAGAAGGCCTTAATTCAGGAGAAAGTACCCCTACCACATAATTAGTTTTTGCAGACATCGCATTTGTACAACGTATAGTCGCACTAATTTCGCATCTACCGTCTGGGGAATTTACTAGGTAATTTCTATTGCCGGTGCTCACTGAGTACCCACTGCTAGCCGAGAATTCTGTTGACAATATATTAGCAGGGGTTATAGTCGTCCAATCTATCTTGTCGGACGTCACGGCTCCGTCCTTTAACATTTCTGTGCCAATACTATCAGCGGCCATGCCGCCTGCTAGGGGGTAAAGATTGTCCCCACTTTCATTAACTAATTGAGTAATTTTATTTGCCATATTATCCTTTCTTTATTGCCTTAATGAAAACCCACTGGTTGGGATGCCTAATACTTCAAGAGCAGCTTTCTCTTCGGCTGTCATTTGGTTATTAGCATTATTTATAGCTGCCAAAGCTCTCTTAGCGTTTACGTCGCCTGCCCCCTGCATAGTATTAAGGGCAGTCTTAATAGAGTCAATATCTAATTGATTGTGGTTCGCAGCATATTCATAGAAAGTAATCGGGTTGCCATTAGCGTCCTTAAACTGGAAGTCAGCCCCATTCTGAGATACTGTAGAAGTGCTATCGCCAGTGGTCGTGCCAGACACTTGGGTAGTAGTTCCACCGCTGACCGCACCAGAGTTCTCAATGCTGTCCAGTTCATTTAGGTCGGCTATCTTCTCTTCGATCGCCTTATTCTGGTTCCAAGCTTTAATAGCATTGGCTCTAAGTTTGTCTAAGCCAGTCTGGTAGCTCTGTTGTGCTTTAGCCAGCCCTGGCTGGTAGGTCGCAACATCATACTTGATTTTGTCTCTAGCAGGGAAGTTAGAATATAGCATCCCTCTAGTGTTAGCGTTGGACATGATGGATGCAAAGTCATTCTCTCTTTGCTGCTGGAGATTCTGCTTCGTGAGATCTCTCTGTTGCTCGAGAGTATCACGATAATTGGAAATAAATTGGTTGATGTCATTGTTCTGTAGATCTTGCCAATTCTCCATCACATATTCTCCTTTAATTTATTAACTTCGTCTATAACTTCATTTAATATCCTAGACACTTGGTCTGGCTGGTTGCTAATCATATCTGGGGTAATTCTCGGTATAAGCATTATTCGCTCCCTATTCTTCTCTGGTTTACCCAGTTAGATGAGCTCCTAATGTATGGGGAGTTACCAGTTCTTGAACCATCCCCGCCAATAGTGCGCATTGTGGTCCAACCAGTGTTAGCAGCGTTCCTAATGTTCGCCGCTCCAGTGGCTCTATCGTGCGACCACCAAGTAGTATTAGAACTATTATAAGTCTTGCCAGGGCGATAGTCCATACGCCACACTGCGTAAAGCATCATCGTAGGGTTAGCTCTCTGGAGAGTAATAGTATCACCCGCCCTATATTCTACATCAGCCTCTGTCCTTGAATCAGAGTATTGAATATGGCTCCAGCCTAAGAATTCGTAGTACCCCCAAGTGGGAGTGCCACTAGCGATTGTAAATGTCGCAGACGCTATACCAGTAGCAGTCTGAGTAGCAGGAGCTCCAGAACCTCCGTTAGCATTATAGTTGAGAGTATAGGTGATAGGTGGGTCTAGGGTGTTCCTAAATTGGGTGCCAGCTCTAATATCATCATAAGAGCCACCAGCCTCAGGAGGCACAGCGTTATGGATATGGAGAGTGCTTACGTCATTGCCAGAGCTGCCTGGGTTGACGGTGATAGTCTGAGTTCCTAAATCAACTGAGCCGCTGATCTGATGGTCGTACAACATCTGAGCCCCAGATTCATAGAAGGTGGCAGCAAGGCTCTCGTCGCTCCCTCTGTACACAGTAATGGCCCTACCGTATAAGTCAGTCTGTCTACCTGTAGTATTAGCTCTTCTAACAGAATTTAATACTGTGTGGACAGTGGCAGTCATTTTATTGGTAGTTTGGTTATAGGAAGTAGTCCAAGTCTCAGTAACATTAAATACCACTTGGCTAGAGCTACCATTGCAAAAACAGTCTGCCCCTTCCCAACAGTATGCAGTAGCATCGCTATAATAATACTCATAAGTATGAGTTTCCGTCCCACCACCAATAGTAGCAGTTTTCCATGAAGTCCCATCATTAGGGCTAACGCCGTGAGCTAGAGGGTTGCCATCACAAGTATTAGACTGCGAGCTGTAGTTTGTGTATGCTCTCCACTGGTAAGTAGCCATTTAGACCTCCTAGCATTGGTCCCAAACGAGTGGGTTAGAATAACGAACTTGGACTAGGCCATCATCATCTGCGATAGTCCAGTCATTGTAAAGTCTCATAAGATTCGTCCAGTTGGACACTCCACCATTAGCGTTAGCCGTAACGGTGTAAGTCCCAGTAAAGGATTTATTGATATTCACCGAGACGTTCCCTTGCGTTCCTCCCCAGAAAGTGTGAGTTTCAAGAAGCAGCCCTTCATTTGTGAGGGTGGAATGAGCAGCAGATAGGTCATAAGTCCCTGGGAAACATCCCCAAACAGAATGAGTCATCGTCACTGGGAGAGAACCAGAATAATGGGATGTATAGGTCAATGTATCGTAGCTAATGCGTGTAATAGTATAAGTCACCGCACCTGTTTTTGGGTTGACTTCGCTAGTTGCAGTTAAATGGCCAGTCACACGACCTGTGCCACATGGGTCTGGGACTCCAGCAGCTTGGTAGTGGTCGTCCCACTGAATATAGAATTCGCCAGTGTACGGGTTCATAGCCCCAGTAAAACCAGGCGTACTGCCGCCACCTTGGACATCAATCATGCGACCTTCACCTTGGAATGGAGTATGGAGTCTAAGTAGGTTATTCACAATACAAGTCATGTCTGGGAGAGTAATAGAACCGAGGATAGGTTTCTTGGTGGTCGGGTCAATAGACATAACAATCGGGTTCCCATTGGCATCCTTCGGGAGTTCCCCAGGAACAGCCTGCACATAAGTGAACCCCTGGGTGTCCCACATGCCAAACCAGTATTCGTTAGTCCTAGCTGGCACCTCAAGATACTGTGGGCAACCGTTTACATTGGCACCACGCACATAACGAATATGGCTGTTCTTAGCTCCCTCAGAGTTAATGTTGAAATTCCGCCATTCGTTAGCGGCAGATTTACAGCCATCACCACAGTTGTTCCATTTGTGGTAGATTAGCTCGTAGCAGTTGCCATCTAGGGTATCATCAATAGTGGTATCTCTTAGGTCGTCTAAATTGATTAGCTCGCCTAACTGACGGCCAGTGATTTTATCAGTGTGTCTTTCTGCAGCGTAGTTAAGAGTGGCTGTAGAGTAATTAGTAGAAAGGGAGGTGTCCGTCTCGTTCAGCTTAGGGGCATTCACTTTATGGAGCATCCCATTCATAGTTACTAACCATTTGCTCGGGTCGTATGGGTCAATCTGCAGGTCGAACATACAGTCGTACCTCGCAGGTTTGCAACCTCCGCAGCAATTTGGCTTGTGACATATATTACAATAGTTCATAACTTAATTATACCTTAGTCCCAGCAAGTTTCACAAAAGTTCCTTATCTCTTTTCTCAATCTTTCTAAGTCTAAATTGGCGAACAAGAAATTAGAGAGTTGGTCTAACTCTCTCATAAGCACCATCCTTCTTTTGTCGTCCAAGATAGTCTGGACAATACAATCAGTGTAAGACCCATAAAAATCTTGCTGCCGTATCTCTTTAATAATCATTCTGCGCACGAAATCATCATCGTGCAATATAGACCGTATCACTAGCCCATCATTGTCTGCGATAAGGGATGTGGCCAGTAACTTATAAGGGTCATCATAGTCATGCAAATACTTTACTTCGCCCATGTCCTTCTTCGGCTCCCTCTTCTCCTAGAGTTTTCTCTTTTAGCTCTATTGGTCTTTCGGGACACTACTCTAAGGTTATTCCGACTGTTATTCGTAGGGTTACTATCTATATGATCTATTTCTTTGCCATCAAAACGCTTGACCCTACCTTCTCTGATAGCTTTCTTTCTGGCAGACACACGAGCAGAGTTCGCCCTTTTTGCTTCAGGTGAACTCTGGAACTGTTCGTGTTCGTGCACAATTCCGGCTTTGGTACGCTTGCGCTTACCGTTAGCGTCTAAGTACCAATATTTGCCCACGATTATCTCCCTTGTGCTGCGTTCCGCATTTCTTCTTGATGTTGCTTAGCCTCTTTGAGAGGGGTGCCGTTACAGACAGCCATGAACAAATCACGCTTAGAAGCTTCTTCATTAAACTTCTGTTGTGCTTTGATCAGCTCTTCGCTCTCTTTCTTGTGAGCTTCATTGAACTCTTGGGCCTCTTTGACCGCTTCTTCTGGGGTCGGTAGCGACATAAATATCTCTTGCAATTCGCCATTAAGCTCCTTAATGCGGAATAACTTAAACGCCAAAGTAGATGCAGCACGCACTGCAGCGAAAGTAAGATAAGCCCACTCTTCTTCAGTCTTGGCCATCCCACCTGCTTCTTTGAGCCCCTTAAGGTCTTTAGAATACGCATCTATATTTTCTTCTGGGATAGCTATTAGCCCCTTTTCAAAGAAAGTGATAGCGTTGTTGTAGATCTCTTTATTCTTGTCCACAAGAATTCTCCTTTTTAATTATACTCTTATTCTACAACAGGAAGGTTCTTTTTGGCAAGAGCGTAAGAGGTTTCTACTAATTTCTCATTGACAGTCCTAGTGCCAAACCAGCCACCCTCATCATCATAAATATAATCATCCTCGTTAATGGCCTGCTGATACTGGTAATCGCCAAACCATTTAGGGGCAGTCTTAGTGACTACCTCTTGGCGGTCCATAGTAATATACTGGTCGGTGTAGAACTTACGCTTACACATCTTATAATGATACCCAATAAAGTCTTGGTCTGTGACAATAGCTTCATGATGAGCAATATACCCACAATCAATATAATCTATCTGGTCGAAAGAGATAGGCAGCCAAGTCCCCCCTTTAAGAGCAGCGAGAAAGCCACTATACTGCTTAGCAGAGGACTTCCACTCGGTCTGCTCTTCCATTATCGGGTCGAGAACTTTATAGCTCATTCCACCTCCTAATAAGAGATATTAACAAGCAGTTTGTACTCGTTTACTGGGATAAAGAGTTTCTGACCAGTGGTAGAAGAGTTAGTGGTAGGCTCACCATTAGCACCGAGATAATACTGAGCACCAATAACATAGGAGTGCTTCTCTGGGATGTTAACATACCCAGTGCTCTGGATGAGGATATCATCCACAAGCTTTCCAACCATTAAGAAATAAGCTCTGTGGCCAGTCCCTGCGTACTGCACCGAGATGGTGTTACCAGAGTTCTGGACATAGCCAGCACGGACTTGGCGGTCTGGGATAGTAATAGCGCTGTTATTTGGGGTCAGAGTAGTGAGATACTCGAAGTTCCCATTCGGGAAAAGTTTAGTGCTCGGAGTACGAGTAATACTAGCAAGGGTGTTCCCTGTTTCTGGGTCTTGTACATCTCTCTCTGTTAAGATATAATCTGGCATCGACTCTAGTGTGTCGATGGGGAGTTCCCTTAGTGGGAGTGTTGATACTGGTTTATTACATTCCATATTTGTTCCTTTCTGACCTAGCTAAAGTAGAGGTCGTTAGTTATATTGCTATCAGTTGCGTGGGTAAAGATACCGTTTGCATGGTTGTCATTGTTATTGATATCACCATACACGTTGATATTTCCCCTAGGAATCTTAGTGTTTTTATCACTTGCCCAGTTAAAGATAGCATCCTCAATCGCCTTGACTCTATTTGAGATGGCCGTGATATTATCCTCAGCTGCAGTCATTCTATTTTCAAGGTTGTGTATTCTAGTCTCATGACTATTAACAGTAGTATTCAAAGCAGAAATATTGTTTTCTGCTAGGGACATTCTGTTCTCAAGAGAAGTAGCTCTGCCTTCAAGAGAAGTGAGCCTATCATTGATGCCACTAACCGTACTAGCTAATGGATAAGTATGGAAAGTCCCATCGGAGTTATACATATAGACATCCCCAGCAACTGGCCCAGTAGTCTGGTCTACGTCCTTTAGGTACTTCATAGAGATAATACGAGATAAGTCATCACCGTGGATACACTCTGAATCGCCAGCCTCATTATCGTAACGGAGATACACTGGGCTTGTAGATGGGTCGAGCATTAAATGGGTGACAGTCTCACCAGCTTTAATTGCTGGAGTAAGGTCTAAAGTCTGTGTGCTCCAAGAACTATCGAAAATAAGTTTGGTAGGGTCAAGCTCATCTAATGAAAGGTCAAAATAAGCATTGACCTGTTGAGCGTCAATCAGCTCACAATCTTTGTAGTTGAATTCTTCTAATGATGTCATTATGGGTTCTCCTTTACATAGCCGATGCGCTTAGTAGTTGGGTCCATATAAAGTTTCCAAGCCTTGCCATTGCTGTCAGTCGGCTTGGTGGCAAATTCTACTGGCTGGGTAATGCCGAACTTGTTAGCGCCATTCCAACCTACCTGATAGTATTGGCTAGTATTAGTGGTAGGAGCTTTAATAGTAGTTGGAGCACCCTCTGGGGTATAAGCACCAATCATCTCAGCGGTATCGCCTTCGTCATCTAGTGCGTTCCAAGCTCTCCAGGTGTTGTTGATGCCCTCGTACCCTTCTCCACAATTAGAATCTTTCTTGTAAACAAGAAGGGAATTGTCCTCTAGGTTGGAGATGTCCACATCACCGATATCACCTAAGTGGAGTATAGCCCCAAGCTCAGCGCCTGTAAGCGTGTCAGTGTGCCTCTCAGCAGTGTATTTAAGCACACGGTTGATGATGTCAGCCTTTAGAGAGGTGTCCGTTTCTATGAGATTTACCAGGCTTGCGAAGTCATAGTCCACGCAATTGCCACCGATACTGAATCGGAGAATACCTGGGTTATTCGGTAAAGCCTCAATGGATAGAGCTGGCTCAGGGCATCTACCACAAGGGTCACACCCTCCCCCACAGTGTCCGTCACATTTTGGCTGCATACATTTAATACAAGTCATACTTTAATTATACAAGAGAAATCTCTTGCTTCCATTTTTATTTATACGCCACTATTCTAGCGAGTAAGGCGTAGTCAGAGTCATTAGCAATATGCTCGCCATTATCTATCTTCTCTTTAAGTCTCTCAGCCATACCATAACAAGCTCTAATCTGATCTGAAGCAGCAAGTTGTTTAATTCTCATAACAGTATCTCGGACAGTCTGGTCTGAGCCACTAGCCTGTTGGCCGAGTAGGTTGCCATAGGCCTGTCTAATATACCCCTCAGTATAGCCACTGCCAGAGCCGACCCCCATAGCGAATTGGTCTAATAAGCGTAGTGCTGGTTTGTTATTTAATAGTTCATCTGGGGAAGTAAAGTTGACAATTGACTCTACTACTGGGAGGAAATTGTCTTGCATATACTGAGCTTCATATAAGCCTCTCTTCTCTGCAAATTCACTATGACCTCTTACTCTTCTGTAGGCGTGGGCCAGCCCCTCCCGTCCGTCGCCGCCCTCGACCGCATCCTTGACCGCAGCCATGACAAGCGTGGAGCTGCCATGTGGACGTTGCTTCTTCCCCTCTTCTCGCATAGCCTTCTGCTCTTGCGCATAATAATCAACAGGAGCTCCTACTTCAATAGTCTCAGTAGTGTCTGTCGTTTTGGCTTCTGGGGTAGTAGGGTTCTCTATAGAACGTCCTGGTTCTTTAGCCCAATCCCTAATCTCTTTGGTGGCTTGTGCTATTTTATTTGCGTCTATCATTTAATCCTCCAATATTTTCTTTAAGTAACTCTCTATAAAGGCTTTATTCTTGTCTAGTTTATATTCGCCAGTTGTTGGATCATACCCAGCACTAATAAACTTATTGTTCACTTTCTCCCAATAGCTAGGGACCTGGATCCATTGCTCGAGATAATTTATCATATTGTCGTCTTTGAGGACTGCCTCTGCGGTCATATCTTCGATATATGGGGCAATAGTAGCAATCACTTTCTGGTTCCAACTATCTCTGACTTGGTCTTTCTTGTCATAATCTTTAGAGTCTACCGCTTTAAGTTGAGCATACATAGCAGACCTTTGGTCTTTCAGCCCAGCATTATTTATAAGAGTCTGAACATTGTTGAGGTTCCTATCATTAGCAGAGTACCAAGTGTTTTGGGCATCTAATATAGCTGTCGGGAGAGAGTATTTGACCTTAGTTTCTCCATTACGGTTTGTATAGAGATAACCAAATATAGAGCCATCTGTGGTCCCAGAAACACCAAGCTCCTCCATCGTCCTAATAGCTTCCGAGCGGCTATCATAGAAAGTGTCTGAAGCAAGGTCGGTAGAATATTGGCTACCACTAGCCCATACTGGGTCTGAGTTGAAGTTCAGTAGAGCTACAACAGCAGCATATTTATGCCTGTCTATTGTCCCCCCATAAACATTCACTAGGCTGTCCACTGCCGTTTTAACTTGCTCGGCATATTTGTCGACATAGTTTTGTCTTTGCGACAGAAGCTTCTTCCTTTTCTCCGGGTCAGACTCTTGGGTCAATTGGGTATTAAGTTGTTTCACTTTCGGGTCATTTAAGAGCGCTGTTTTCGCGTCTTGTAAGACTTTTACTTCTCTTCTCCAAGCAGCATTGGTCTGGTTATAAGTCTCCTCGTAAAGAGGCTTCGTCACCCGACTAACAGCAGTTTCTAGAGCCTCTGTCCCAAATTGCTCTAGTGTATACCTACTTCTCTGTTCGGCAGCGAGTTCTTCATCAGTCATGTTGGCATCGCCTACAACTGTGCCAATGCCCCAAAGCATCCCTAAGATATCTAGCCCTGTGTTACCAATAACGCCACTTGTGACTTTCTCAATGATAGCAGCATTATCTGTTCCAAAGAATCTTGCCATATTTTTAGCAAATTGGTTTGTGGTGTAATCCATTCTCTGGAGTGTACCAGTTTCTTCATCATAGTAATAATAGACATTACTACTAATCTTCTTCCCCGTATATGGGTCTGTCTGAGTAGCTGCCATATAAGCAGTCTTTAGTGGGACTGGGGCAATTTGAGAAAATACTCTAGCAAGTCCTCTACCAGCCCTTTGTCCTAGTGTCACATCGCCGGACATTCTATCCATATCTACATCACTAAACCCTTGTAAATCTATTGGGGAGAGCCCTAATAAATCGTTCTCGGCTAATTGCCAGAAGGAGTACCTATCAGCCCCATGCAGATGTTCTACGAAATGGCGGAATGGGGAAACAAGGGAGGTCATAGTCTCTGGGATTGGAATATACATAACTTCCCCACCTTGGATAAAGATAATGTTGCCTTCCTTCCTATACTCTGGGAGATTCTCATAAATCTTCCTATTTTCTTCAGAGGCAAGGTTATTAGCCGTGAAGTACATAGCAGGAAGGACAAGCCCACCCATTAGTCTGCCTGTGATACCCACTGGGTCTAGTTCAAACATCCTCCAGAATGATTTCGTGCCATTTATCGCCGCTGCGAAATATGGGGTAGATTCCGATATAGACTGCAAGTGGTAAAGACTTCTCCCGAAGTTCGTAGTGGCATTACGCTCCGCGAACTCTGCTATCTCTCTAGCCTGTTTAATGCTATACCCCTGCTCAAGAGAGCTATTGATATTAGACATATACACATTCTTACGGAGGTAGTTCTCACGGATACCGTTAGCTACAGAATCGACTTTCTCTTGCACTTTCTGAACAGCATTGTCTATCTTTTGGCGGACATTCAAGTGCGAATCTCTGCCTTCATAAATCATCTTCCTGTACTCTTGATAGGCGGTATATTCAGCAGATTCGGTAGCGATATTGGTCGCTTTGCTCATTTCTCTGTTAAGCAACGCCTGTTTAGGTGTAATGCCCTGTGCTTCTGCCGTAGCCATTATCTGCCTATACTCGTAGTCATCAAACTGCTGAAGCTGGTCAATTACTCCATCCCCAAACACATCTCTCAAATTCTCAGAATTGTTTCTCAGAGTGTCCCACATATTACCTACGACAATACCATCTATAGAGTCCCTGAAGAACTGGTTGCCGAATGATGTGAGGTTGGCAGTAGTGGTCCCTAATCTAAAAGTCTTAGACAAGGCATAGTTGAATCTTGCCAAGCCACCTGCCTGCTCTGAAGTTAAATTCATCCTACGGTTATATAGGCCAGCGAGTGCAGGGTCTACTTCATAAATAACTGTCGCACCATTTTCATCTAAAGCCTCAATATAGCAAGTGTTCCCAGTCCCTTTCTTTTGGACACTTGTTTTTATTTCTGTCCGGTATTTTTCTATATCGTTGCTTAACGCTTTCACTTTGTCAAATATATCTCCCCTTAAGGACATATCTGTTCCACTTTCAAGCAGTTGGGCCTCAATATTCCTAACCCTACTATCTAATGCTTGGTCGAAAGTATTGTGCATAATTTCATATAATTTGTCCCGCTCATCGCTAGTCAATGCCACCCCCTTTAGTTCTTTGTCTAGTTGCTTATCTAGCGCGGAATAAGCAGCCTCTCTATTCGCTTTCTTCTGCAGAGTGGTAAGCGCAGCATGCTGAGTAACAAGTCCCTCATCAGCCCCTAAATCTGCTGCCGCCTCTTGGCCTGCTGTTTTCACCGACCATTTTTCAGATACTTCAGTGGTATAGGAATCAAGGTAATTCTCGGACCAATCTGCAACTCCATCCACAGTATTGTCCACAGGGTTTTTCAGCTTCCCCTCAAATGGGCTTAGAGATTGTTTAGTCGTGCTAAGTTGGGAAGACTTAAGTAGATCTAATTGCCCCTTCTTCTGAGTGTCTAATATGTCCCTGACGGTATCGCTATTCATAAAATCGTCATCGCCTCTCAAGAAGGCACGGTTTAGACCTGCCTCAAAATCTGAGCCACTGTCTAAAGCCTCCTGGAATTTCGATACACTATCCACCCCTTTAGAGTCAAGATATTTTATTGCGTTGTCATTCAAGCCATCCTTGAACTCTCTCCACATAGCTTTCTGCTGAGCCACACTGAAAGAGTCTATATTGGTGTCTCTTAGCCCTGCGACAAGAGAGCCACCTTCATACCCCATCCCAGTAAGGATATCTGTACTCTGAGTATAGCTTAACCCTGCTACAGCTTGGTCCGCAAATACTGGAGAGACTTCCATAGTATAAGTCTGTTGTTTGCTTGCTTTTTTAATAGATTGTGCATACTTTTTATCTAAGCCTAGCTCTTTTATGTATGTGGTGTTTATTACATCTTGGCTCATAGGATATTGGACTATCCTAGCTAATGCTCCACCATCTCTTGCGCCAGGGCGATCATGCGTATCAATTTGTTTATACAATGCATCCCTCGTCTTAGGGGGCAAACTGTCAGCCCACTCCTTGAATTGCCCCTCGTCTATAGATAGAAGGTCACCACCTGTTTTAGACTTAAAATCTTCCATAACTCCACCAGAAGCCATGCCATTCGCTTCAAATATCCCCTCAGAGTCCCTAATCAGATAAAACTCTTTTATTTCAAAGCTAGGCTGTGTGGCGTCTTGCACAATATATTTTTTGTTTTTAGCCCCTTTGCCAACTTTTAAGTCAATGTCAATGTCAGCTGCTACTGCTTGGACATCTTTGTAAAAATGGTCTTGAGCTGCCTTCATTTTACGGACATACTCTGTCTGCTCAGCAGATACGACCACCTTTCTAGCCGCATGGCCATCTAAGAAGTAGGTCTGCTGGAGGTCTTTAGCATATTGAGCCTGAGCCAGCTGATTGCGATATTGCTGGCGAGTCATTTCAAAGTCTTGATAATGTCTATCTGGGTTGAACGAATATTCGTATTCTGTAGTTGTGACTCGGCCTACTCTCTCCCCAGTTTCGGTCGTGAACCTAGCCCCAGTGTCTTCTGTGACTCTTTGGGTGCGGACATATCCACCTTCCCATAAATCTAGGTCATTTACGGCTTGACGGTCTAGTATGTTGACGATGCCATAGGCCTCGCCATATTCATTCAAAGCTGCATATTCCTTGCGATATAGATCTATGCCGTCATCGAGTACAGAAGTTAATTCTGTTGGGAGCAGTTCTGATAATTCGTCTACCTTCGCTTGGAGTTTCGGTATATCGGCCTTTGCTCTAGCTTGGTTCGTTGCCCCATCCATAGCAGCTATTTTTTCAGCGTGTTCTAGCTGGAGTTTATAGCCCATATAATCAGCGCTCTCTTGCGACATCATGGTGTGCTTGGCGTCATAAGTGAGCCCTGGTACATTCTCTTCAGTGCTAACAAGTTTGCTGTCCCATTCCACGAGCTTGACGTTAGTAGTGCCAGTAAAGAATTCCCTATTTGGGTCTGCCATTTCTGCGGTTTTGTTCATAACATACCGCTTTTGGTGGTCAATCATATTGTTGAAAGCGCGGATATTATTTTGGACGGCCTGCCCTTCAGCTACCCATTTCTTTAGACCATCTAAGTCTTTGCCAATTTCTTTCCCATACCTTTTCTCGATCGCGGCGATAGTGCTGTCCCAGTCCCCAGAGGCGAAAGTCCGCTTCATATCTCTAAGGAGCTTGTTGTTCTCAGCTTGTTGGAGTTTGTTCGCTACTCTACGGTAGGCTGCTGTGTTCTCGGTCAAATCATCTAAGTGCTCTGATAATTTATCGATAGTGCTTTTTCCGAATATCTTGGTTTTTATAGCCTCATCCTTGTCCCCTAACCAAGAATCTACCTTGGTTATCCATTGAGAGGTCTTGAGGTTTATTGCCTTGCCTAGGGTTGTCTTTCCAGATGTGAACTTCAGCCCTACCCCTGCAGCTCTAAACACGGCCCAGGCTTGTGCATTTTGGATAAGCTGCTCTTTAGCGAATTCGATATCCTGTTGCGACACATTACCAGTTTGAACACCCTTAAGAAGAGTTCTCACCGCTTGGGGGTTGTTGATGGCGGCATCTCTCACAGTGTCGCATAAGAATTCAACGGCTGTGCCTGCTAATGGAGTGCCCTGCACTGCCTTCGCTACACTCGACACGCCGTTAAACACACTGGCCAATTTGCCAGTAGTATTTAAGATGTTTACCATGAAGGAGGCCCCTTTTGCGATAGCTTCGGTCTGGGATGCTAGAGAGGCCACGTTACCCAATGCCGTTGCGGCCCCAACTAATTCTGAGCCGGCAGAGCCAGCTTTGACGAAATTGCTAATGGCGACCGGCACAGCAGCTTGTGATACCTCTGCGGTTAGAGAGGCTTGTGCGACATCTGCCATTTTAGCAGTTGCAGCCCCAGCTACATTCCCAATTCCTTCACCAGTGAGACTTTTTGCCGCACCAAGGGCTTTCATGCCTAACAAGTAGCCACCGATTTCTGCAATACCAGAGATAGCATTACCAGCGTCATTTACTAGCCCCATCGCCTCGCCATAATAATCATCTGCTATTTGAAGTTCTTGGGTTTTATCAGAGAAGTAAGTCCAGTTATCGAGGTTGTTCGTAACGAATCCTGCGGCAGTCTCTACCATAGAGAGAGTGCCGTACACTGCCTTGCTTGCCCCCATCCCCACATGAGTAGCAGCTGATTCTATGGTAAGGCCTGCTTTCTGGAAGAAATTTCCTTCAGGGTCTTCGTTCAAAATAAACTGCTGGAAGGCAAGATTTTTCGCCATCTCTGTGATGCCGACCTTATTGTATTCTTCTCCTTCCTCCCCGAAAAGGCCCTCGTCAGTTTTATAATAATCAGAATCCTTCTCCCAGTTACCGAGCTTTAATGTCCCGCTAGTATAACCTTGCAATTCCAGCATCCCATCTCTTGTAAGGTTGTCCAAGTTATACCAATTTTTGAGGAAGTCGCCTCTCTCTACTGAAGCAACCCCATCCGTCACAGCATAGGTGGATAGGTTTTTAATAGCCGATGGACCATTTTTAACTCCGGAGGAATGTAGATTAAGAGAGAATAGCCACTCTGGGATAACTAGTCTATCTGTATCTGAAGCTTTTACGTCTCCTCGGTTAATCGGTGCAGAAGTGGCAAGATTTACTTGGTCGATATTAAAATTAAGCGCACCATTATTCTGCGAAGCCAATATCTCTCTGTTTTTGATAAATCTCTCTTGCTCTTCCCCGAACTTTTGAACTGCATCATCCCATTTACTCACTAATTCTGGTATAGTAATTTGGGATTCAGAGCCGTCTTCATTTTGATACGGGACTTTATAATTGTGGTTAGATTTGTAAGCCGATGAGTACTGCTTTAAGAGAGAGCCATCACCAAAATAGTTTTTGAACGATTTAGAATCTAGGACAGACTGGGGGGCTTTGATGGTGATTTTACCAGTTACCCTATCAATAGAAACACTGGTATCTCCTGTTGCCCTACTACGGTCTGTCGTGTATCCACCTAATGCAGACTTGTAGACTTCATTCGTCTTGCCCTGCATAACCTGCCGAAGGCCAGCATCATTATAAGCTTCTTCAGCAGTATAATGTTTCCCATCTACATTTACACCAGTGCCTTCATTTGCCCATTTACTAATTGGTAAGTCTTCAAATTTATCAGGGAATGCATCTACCATTACCAGCTTCCTCCTCCACTGGCTAGATTAACCGGTTCTTTGCCAGTGTTATCGTAGACTTTTTCATTACCGATGTACTCTATCCTTTTACCATCCTCATTAGTGTATATCCTGTGTACTCTACCATCCAAATCTGTATAGGAAGTGTCCGTCCAACCAGAAACTGGAGCACTGCTTATAGTGCTAGGAGCTTTTAATGGGGTGTCAGAAGCTATTGTTTCGATATCCCCATCTTCACTGCCAGACCCTACCCCTATACCAGCCCCACTACCACCACTAGAGGCTGCTCTATTAGCTGCTGCAGCTCTTCTCGCTCGGTTCTTCTGGTATTGCCTGTAAGCATCATTATATCTCTTCTGCGCTTGCTCACCATAGTTGCTAAGAACCTTATTAAGAGCATCAGCTTGGGCTGCCGCCTTCAAGTCTGCTACTAAAGCATTCGTTGGAGTGACTTGGTACCTCTGTTGGAAGTATCCTTCTGGGCCAGTTAGTCCACCTTTCACAGATGGGATTTGTGTTCCTAAATTCTCTGTTTGTGTTTTAATCTGGGCGTTTGTCGCTTGCTGCGTTGCCCGTAAATTATCAATGAAAGATGTCTGCTCGTCCCTAGATTGTGTAGGGGTTTCGTAGGCTCTTTCTTCAAAGTTATAATATTCTTCGGGTCTCATACTTAAATTTTATCATAAAAGTCATATCAACAGAAAAGAAAGACCACAGTCTATACGGTGGAGTTAAGACTGTGGTCAGAATAACCATACAGAGTGGGGCGAGGAGTTCGCCTGTAGAGTACTCTGCTATTTCATTATATCAAAAAAGGGCGAAGAGGTCAATGGCTAAATCGACAAGGTTTTATCGCCCTTTGCTTCTACAGCACAGCCTGTGAAGCGACATCCCCTAGAGTAATCTGTGCTTCGCGTTTTCGTCTAGGTTGGATGTGCTTTCATTATATCACAAAAAAAGCCACCGCACCTAACCAGATATAAAAGTCCAGTGGATTGCGGTGGCCGAGACTGTTAGGTTGCGAATAGAGTTGAATAGTATCACAATCGCTACTTAGGGGAGGTTATTCCTCCCAGCCGTAAGCCTCTCAGCTGTGATTTTATTATAGCAAGAAAATGGGCCGGCTGCAAGAGCCGACCCGAAGTTAAGGGAGGGCAAAGTATGAAAAAGAGTTATGCGCCAAAGTCAGCATAGAATTTTCCATATTCACAAGCCGATAGGCAGAGTTTTAAGACTTCCAAGCCCTCTGCCTTCGGCCCATCAAAAGTCACAGTGTAGTATCCGCTCTCTCCACCGAGATGGGTTCCTGTGTGTAAGTAAACTTCTTTCCACAGCTCATTTAGATCTACACTGGGACTTAGAAACACTTTTAGGTGCAGCTTGTCAGTCATCTAGGACCACCTCCTCACTGAGTTACGCTAAACCCATGAGTCTCTACAGATTCAATGATATCTGTAAGTCTTGCGACAGTTTCTTCTTCCTCGAACGCCGTTTCGGTGTCTGAGGGCTCATAATCTACTGATACTGTTAAAGCATGTGTAAAAACTTTAGCATTGCGGACGCATTTCAACTTGTTAAGTACCATGTCAAGTTCATAATCGTCTTTGCATTCCATCAGACCTGTCAACAGCAATTTTATCACCTCCTTTTAACGTACGCCCCCTGCATCCATTATACACCAAAAAGCCCCTCGGTGGGAAGGGGCTTTCCGGGAAATTTTCTGTCGATACACTTTCAGTATAGCACACTTATGCAGTTTTGTCATTAGTATATTTTGCAATACCTAAGACAACACCAAGGAAGGTCTCTACAGCAGAGAAGGTGGCGAGGATAGCCTCAATCGGCCAACCCCAATTCCAAGCAGCATTAAGTGCTGAAATAAGGGTAGCGATAGCAGGGAGGACAATCCATGTGAGCCAGCGGAAAATTTCGTAAAGTTTCTGTGGAAGTTTCATTTCTAATCTCCTATTTTACTCTAAATACTTGGCCTGGGAAAATTAAGTTTATATCTTGAATCCCGTTCCAAGCAGCTAATTGATCGACTGTTGTACCGTACGCATAAGCGATACCAGAAAGGGTGTCACCTGGTTGTACAGTGTAATACTCTTCGCCACTTGGGGCTGGAGCAGGGGCATCACCACCAGACACGCCATAGATATAGAGTACAGTCCCTGGGTAGATTAAATTCGGGTTCTCTATACCGTTGTCAGCAGCGATCTTCTGATAAGTAGTGCCGAACATAGCAGCAATACCGCTAAGAGTATCACCAGGAACCACAGTATAAACAACAGGGTCGGCTGGAGTTGGCTGCGGAGCTGGCTGTGGGGCAGGACTAGGAGCTGGAGCCGGTTGCGGTTTTTCACCGCTTTTGGAAGCGTAAGTCATCCAAGCGTTTCTGTCCATGTTAGCTACATCACGATCCATAGTGCCGCAAGAGCTAGAATACTGCCAAATAGCCCATAGACCATTCCAAGCACCAGTGCCAAATGGCATCTCGCCTTCAGCTGGTTCTGGCGGGTTCGGGACATTGTATTCAGCAGGATAACCTGCAATCCATAGACCATAGTCAGCGCCAGCAACGGCAGACCAGTCATAAGAATTACAAGGAGAAGCGCTCATATAAATCATCGGCTTCACACCAGTACTGGCATAAACTCTATCCAAGAAAGCCTTGGCCCAATCAGTCATCCAAGTATTGACTTCCCAGTCAAGGACAAGGATGGCTTCGCCAATATAGCCTTGAATTTGAGAGACAAACCAATCGGCCTCAGCTTCAGCAGAGTTGCCTAGGTCTGGGCGAGCAAAGTGGTAAACACCCAATAGTTTGCCCTGAGATTTTGCTCTCTGATAGTGAGCGTCACAGCTAGGGTCAGTATAACCATCACCCTCAGTGGCCTTCACAATAACGAAGTCCTGGGCTTGGTCACCTTCACCAACAGCCTGCCACATGGAGATATCTAAGCCTCTAAGCATCTTTCTCTCCTTCCTTGATTGGTTGGTCTTCGCCTTCTAGTGCGAATCCCCGCAGCCCTTTTGGAGCTGGTTCAATGTATTCAGACATTAAAGTCCTCCTTTTTAATTGTTATATCTTTATTATAACACGAGTGATATAATGAACTTATGAATAAGTATTCTACTAGAAACACAGTCGATATTTTAGCTATGGTAGGGGAACTAGAACATGCCAGAAGACATGCAGTGAGGGCTACTGTCGTGGCTTCTAACGAGGAAAACGAAGACAGAGCGTTCTCATATCAAATGTTTGCTAACAAGGCTCAGAGACTGCGTAGAGAGCTCACAGAACAACATTTCCCAGAACTAGATGAAAAAGACTGGTGTCTAGTAAAAGTAGCCGCTTGTCTTCGCCAAATAAATTATGAGACCTTCACAGACGATACAAAAACCCTCTCTGAGATAGACGGGCTCGTAGATGAAATCTTAGAGCTCGCTACTGGGGAGGATTTATCTGGCTGTGCAGCCTGTCGAAGTGATGCTACTTCTTCTTCCCCTTCTGAGAAAGCATAATAGCGATACCTTGCCTTTGAGCCTGACCCTTAGTCGGGTAGACTTTCCCAGTCTGCCCCCATTGCCAACCCTTACTTACTTTCCTTACTGGCATTTTGATGCTCCTTCTGCCAAGTGAGGGAGCCCTCTCTCGGCCAATTATAATGTTTCACGATTAGGTTAGTAAACTTTTCTGTAGGGTTCTTTTCCTCTAGTTGTTTATAAAAGAACCAGTCTTCATTCCATTTCTGATCTTGTGGATTCCTAATGTCTCCCACAAAGTTTCTCCGCATAAACTTCACCGACCCAACATATTCTCCTTTAGTGTCCTCAGACAGGAGGAACTTAAGGTCGGTGTTAGTATCTAAATCAAAGTAAACCAGGTCAGTGCCATCTAACTCGCTCAAAGCTTCTAAGAATTTATCACCATAGAAGTAATCATCCGAGCCAAGCAACACGACATAATCCCCAGTTGCCATGTCTAGGCCAAGGTTAACAGTAGCAGCCACCCCTAAGTTCCTCTCGTTGGAAATAAACTTCATTGGGCATTTCGGCCTAGTTCTTAAGATTTTAGAGAAAGTTTTGTCAGTGGACCCATCATCTATCACAATAATATCTACACCTTTGCATTTAGGTATAGACTCGATGGCTTGTTTAATAGTATCTTGGCAATTATATGCCGGGATAATAACCGTGACGGTGTACTCTTTCTTGGCCTTTGGGGTAGCAGCCTTGATTTTGTCTAATTCATTTTGAAGCATCGCTGCAGCCTCAGAGTTGTCTATCACCTGCCACTGTTCTAAGTCTTGATAGCGTGGGTCATATACTCCAATCTTACAGCCCAAAGCTCTGGCTTCGATAGCGGTTCTTTCGCTAGCATAAACCTTTTTGAACTTGGCCATCTGTTTTAACAACTCCTCTCTAGGCATATCACCAAGTATTTTGCAGAGCTTAGGGATCTTCACTCCTTTATTGCTAAGTTTATCTAGCCTGCCAGCGTAACATTTGCCGTGCTGTCGTTTAGATTTGAATTGCATAACATAGTCTAAATCTATAGACATAGGGAGAAAAATAGCCTTGTGCTGTGGCAAAACCTCCTTTATCCTCTTTAGCGTGCTCTGCATACTGCATACTAATATAAGGTCTTTATAATGAGACAACCACCTACAATTCTCTGGGTGGTCATTATTATGGATAAACACGATCGAGTGGTCGTAGCATCTCCCTGGGATAGAAACAGTCACCCAGTTATAATCAGTGTCTATTTTCGGGATAATATTCTCTACAATCTCCTTCGAGTAATAATAAGCCCCGTTATGTTTATTTTTCCCTAGGCCCCCGAATCTAGTCATATATTCATGCGTATTATGGTCAAATATCATGGTTTTATTATAGCACACAAAAAAGCCCCCGAAGGGGCTTTCTGGCTAATACTATTCGCTAGTGTCGCCACCAGTGTAGTAAGTGTACTTGTCGAACTCGAGTACCATACCATAGAGAGGGAAGGTGATGCCAGAACCGACATAGACGAGGTCCTGCATACCACGAACCAACTTGTCACAGTCATAAGGATTGATGACAAGGTGGAAGGCTTCCTTATCGAATTGGTAACCGACACGAGGATCGAGAATAGCGACATACTGTTTCTCGCCATCAGTACTCCATAGAGGATACTGAGAAACGAGAGAGCCACCTTCAGAGTAGGTTAGCCATGGAGAACGCTTCATGACAACGACCTGAGTGCTGCGAAGACCGAGGATGGTCTTGACAGAGTCAGCAAGCTCGAAGCCAGGAACGGTCCAATCTTCAAAGGTGTTAACCTTCTGGAAGTTAGCGTTCAAGTTGAAGGTCGTCTCAACGCTGTCGATAAGTTCAGTAGCGAACTCAGGAGCAACGAAGACGGTTGGGTTTACACCCTGATAGGCGCTGGTCATGTAAGAGACAGCCATATTGACAGTCTTGCGAGCGGCAGCAGTTACAGTGCCGAGGTCATGCCAGTAGTGATCTGGGTGAGCCTGAGCAAGGGCAGTATCAACAGTGATGGCTGGGGAAGCGATAAGGCCAGTAATGACCTTGTTCCACAAATCAACCTCACGGCCGAATTCATAAGCCTGCTTGGAAAGAGCATACTGCTCAGTGAAGAACTCAAGGTTCCAGAAGTCTTCGTCGAGAGCGCAAGCACGAACACCGAACGAATATTCAGTGTCAAAGCGGAAGTCGATCTCTTGGAAGGTCGGGAGAGTGTTCAAGCACGGCATTTCGCAGTCACGATCGATTTGTTCATGACAGTCATCAATGTCACGATACTCGATAGCAGACTTGGCAAATAGATCGAACGGGTTTTGATCTTTCTTGATCTTGACCTTAACGACCTGACCATAGCGAAGATTGCTCATCAAGAAGTCAGTTTTGATAATGTCGTCGCCCTTAAAGAAGGAGCGAGCAGAAGTGATACCAGTCTGGAATACAGGTTCCTTGACGATACCATCAGCAACGAGCTCACGGATAAGCGGTTCGTTGACAGTGAGGTCGAACATGGAAGAAGTAGACGGAGCGACTGGTTTGGTAACTACAGTCTGAGTGTAGTTGCCACCTAGGGATGGTGAAGCACCAGGATTCATACTAAATTCCTTTAATTATTAACTTTACTATCGTCTGTCTCTACCCACACGGCAGTTGCTAACTGTCTTATGTATAGTGGCTCGGCCAATCGGCTCTTATGATATATTGGCTCTACTATTTAGCAGATAGTCGGGCATGTACCATTCAAGTCTATCAGAGTTGCCTAGACTTAACCTTATTGTAGTATAAAAATAACCAAAACAAAAAAAATAGTCCATTCGCTGAACTATTTTTTTAGAAAATTTTGGTTAATTGGTGGTAAAGTGCTTAATTTAATATACCCATCCATTATATCACTTAAGCACAATTTCGCAATTGGCATTGTGCATTTTACACCAACGAGAGAATTCAGATGACATATAAGTGTTGCCTCCAAGCTCAATAAAGTATCTGTGGGCGACCTTCTCTATCTCTATAACATTATCTGGATCGGTCTCCATCAACATCATAAGCTCAAGACGGGTGAGCTGGAGATCAGTCTGTCTGGCTGTAGCTTCTCTCTCTTTCTCTATCTCTTTGACCTCTTCTCTGAGGGTAGAGGTCTGGTCCTCAATCCTTGCGGCAACAGCACTATCGAGCTGAGTGACAAGCCAAGTCCCAGCCGCAACTAGCACACCAATAATAGTAGCAATAGTAGTGAGCCTTGAAGCCCATTTTTTAGCTTTATCGTCTAGCTTGTCCCATTTACTTTTGATCTTTCCCATCCTACGCTCCTATTATGAGGGAATCTCTACCGTTACATAATCACCAACATTCCCACTGCTCCTAGACACACCTGACAAACATCCACCTTGATAACCCCTATAAAGGGCTCTATTAAATAGAATCCCGAATATAGTCATAAAGCACCTACTTACTTCTGTCCCTGCTACAGCCTGTGGAGCTGGGTCAACATAAGCCTTAGTGACAGCTGCAATAGCAGTACACCCATCTTGAGTCCTTTTTGTAAGGAAGTTATAAGTTAAATTGCTTCCAGGGCCATACGATTTTTCGTCATATGTAGCTGGGAACATATCATAAGCGTATGGAGTCGGATCATATATATCAGTAGAGTCTACCTGGTTGTTCCCAGCGTAAGCTCCATAGCCAAATAATGATTGTGTAAAATATGGTGGGTTCCCCCACATCCCTCCTCTATAAGCATAGCCGTTTGTAGAATGTCTCATCTGTTCATCAACAAAAGTTAGCGTAGTATAATCATACGGTGTCATACTTAGTGCCAACATGGTGCTACTATCTTTTTGGCCAATCACACTCACGGTTGGATCTTCCCATTGGGGGGTGAATGCGAATTCATATGGGTAATGATCTATAAAGCTTGTAACTGTAGTCCTGCCAGACCATAAGAAATTCCCAGAGCTATCTGTCGCAGTAGAACAAATGTAGTTGCTCGTGGCTGGTACAGTAGTAACTTTAGCAGATGCAATTATCGTCGAATCATGAGTCCCAACAGAGAGTATCCGGATACTGACGCTGTCAGCAGATTGTATGTCTGAATAACTGGACAAATCTAATACCTCGATATCGTTACTGTCAAGGTCAAAATCCACATGGTCTGAGTATATGCTATAGCCTTTTAAGTAAATGCTACCACTGCGATAATATGCAAAGTAGGCGCCACTGTTAAGCACTACTGGGACAGCATGCTTTTGAGCACCGAGGTTGAATATTCCAATTAGCGATACAGTTTTAGCAGTTTTGTTTATCTTAAAAAACTCAATCGCCCCATTGTATGTGGTCCCATTTTCTACAAGCGTATGAGGGTAAACTATGGCGAAATTGTCGTCCCCTAACGAGTATATAGCCGGAGAATCTTCTGAGCTAGAAGAAACATCGAAATGGCATGGGTACCAATTCAAATTAGAGTAGGTTTCTTTTAGAGTAACTGCATATTTGGATAAATTAGGGTTATATGTCACCAAAAATTGTTTCACTTGCAAGTTCTGTTTTGCTTTCCCATCGCCTGTATATGATCCCCCGATGGTAATAAACTCATTCTCATTAAGCCATACCACTGAGCAAGCGCATGAACCCTCTTTTATTACACCGTTATCATCGTAATACTCTGCGTATGCCCCTGGGATAGCTACTGGGTCTGAGCCAGACGCAGCTGTGGACTCTTGCAAACTTACGAAGACATTAGCAGGTAACTGCTCACCAGCAAGATAACTTGTGGTGGTAGTATAGTCAATACAGCTACCACTTGATATTATTGCAACTGGGTTTTTAATAACGCTCATACTTTTTATCCTTTATAGTTAATCTTTAGGGTTATCGAAGAAGAGGGAGCACCTATGGAGTAAATTGCGACGGTCTGCCCATTTATATATCCAATGGCGAAACCATAGTTAGCAAACTCTACAGCGTTGTCATTTATCAGCTCAACAATAGTGTCGTTACCGATAGTATGAGTTGCAATTACCTCAGTATAGTAATCATACGGGGATGCCCCAGATAAACCATACCATGTTACGTCAGGGATAGTGTATGTCTCATCTTCTCCTATCGCATAATTTGTAACCGCATCTTGACTCATCACATCAGTGGTGCTATTGCCAGGTACCTGGACAACAGATGGTCCGCCGCCACCACCAGAAACAGTGGCCCATGTCCCATCACTTTTCAGATACTTATTAACATCTGAAACAGTCGGGGCAGGGACTAGGCCAGCTGCACCAGCAGTTTGACCATCAGTGCCAGTGAAATTAGAATAAGTAGTATCCGTAGCAGAAATGGTATTATCCACTGAAGAGATAGATATGTTCGAGCCTGCGATCAATTTTTCTTGAAATTTCTGGTCAGCAGCTGTTTTAGTATAATAAGGGCCTTCTTCTCCAATTAGAGTAAATGAGCTCGTAGAATTATTCCAGCGATAGTAAGTAGTCTCTCCGCTGTGAGTTTCATCCTGCAGAACTTTGATAATATCGTTGTTTTTGAGTTTGCTCGTATCATAAGCTTCAAGTGCGGCATAGGTGCCAACAATGTCAGTGACGTCAGAAGCAGCAGCAAGTGCATCAATCTGGGTCTGCAAGCCACTATCAGCCAACTCTCTCGCCCCAGTTTCAACGCTAACAGCCTGAGTCACATAAGAACCAGTCACATAGCCAGAATCATTCTCTAAATCAGAGGTAGAGAGAACTACCACCCCTGTTTTTCCATTGACACTAACGACGTCGCTAGTTGCGCCGGAAGAAATCTTAGTATAATTTCCTAACGAATCATAGAGCCAAACTGTATCATCAGCTTCATACTTAACAATTTTATTAACATATTGGCCTTGTGAAAGTGGGTACTCCACACTATCACCCATACTGGCGGGGATTCTTACGGTCTCAAAAGCTACAGGGACCTTCTCCGTTCTAGTAGGAGGATAATAAGGCTTAAAGTTTTCAGGATTATAACAACTTCTCATATTTTTTATTATAACAAAAAATAGGCCGAAGCCTATTTTCTGGGTTACTTGCCCCAATTGCCTTTGAGGAATTCTTTGGCTTTGGCAGTAGCTGGGTGCTCTGCTTGGCCCATAGCTTTGAGTTGTACATTCTGCTGAAGAACTTGATAGGCCTGTTCTTTACTCTCGATATTCTCACCGACTGGAATATAGCCTACAGTTGGGGCTGGCGAAGCCTCTGGCTCCGAAGAGGTCTGAGGAGCCGGCATGCCTTTAGCTTTCATATCTAAGAATAGTTTGAGTTGGTTTACATTTACTCCATTGTCAGTAACTGGAGTCATGCCCATAGCAGACATCTCTTTAAGAATAGCGCCATTCTTGATATCATCTTTGAACCCTGCATATTCTGGGGTCTGAGAAAGTCTCTCAAAATATCCTTCTAACGCGAGTGTGCGAGCATCTACAAGATTCGGGTCTACAGTTGGTTGTGGATTATTAGTTGGAACCTGAGCAGGCTGTTGTGGTTTTTCTGGCTCAGCTGGCTTTGGATCTGGGTTAGAGATTTTAGCCTTTACCTTCTCAAAACCGCCATTAGCATCATAAAATTTTTTCATTTCTGCGAGTTGCTCTGGAGTAAACCCATGCAAATCTACGGTTTCTGTTGTCTTTGACCCTTCTTCTACTGCTGGGGCTGGGGCCTCAGTGGTTGAGTTTGTATTAGTCGGGGTTGTTGCTTCACTCTTCTCGGCTGGTGCTGAGACGGGTGCTTCTGGAGCTTTTTCGTCCATCAGTATATTCCTTTCTTATTAACAAGCTTATTATAGCACAACTGGTTCTTCTTCGCCATTCACTTTCTTATCTAATGTCCATAGATACCCGAATATAAGGCCTATGTTAGCGAAATTTCTAACCACGGCCTTATCGATGTCATCCTCACTGGTTACCCTAGACCACAAAGTCCTAGACTCTTTAGAGAGGTATCTAATAACTTCCTCTGTAGTATGTGCTTTTATTATTTCTTCCCCTGGGCTTAATAGTTCTGCCATATTATTCTCCTTGTTATTATGGTTGTGGGGAGAAGAATCGAACTTCTATTCGTCCACCTTATGAGAGTGGTGAGTGTACCAACACTCTGCCCCACTATCACCATTATACCAAAAAGCCCCCTAGGGTCAAAGAGGGGGTTTTGGTTTTCCCAGTAGACACTATAATGACTGGGTTTGAACCTATTATATCACTAAATTTGTGAATTAGGATTTGCTAGTGCGGAGCCACTATCAGATGTCAAGTTCTCCATATCGACAGACATTGCACCAGAATTTATCACATACTCCCAATGCAGGCCCTTGTGCGTATGCCTGTATTTACCATTTGCGGCAACGCTAGCTATACAATTAGCATTACCAGAGATAGCCTCAGCCGCTTCCGCTGCACTTCTATAAATTACCCCTGTCTCTATGCACAAAACTGGCTTTTTCTCATACCCCCCGATTTTGCCAAGCACATCTCTTCTGTGAAGAGCGTTTTCTCTATTATTCACCCATTCAAGGTTATCTACAGTGTTATCTGTTTTAACTCCATTTTTATGGTTCACTTGTAACTTGTCCTCTGGATTGGGTATAAAAGCTTTAGCTACTAGCCTATGGACCTTTTCAGTATATCGTTTGCCATTCTTCTGGAACCTCACTCGCAAATACCCCCAATCATCGCCAGTCAAGCTCATCAACCCACCATTTGGTTTGCGGATTGATCGGCAAAGACTTTTGACTCTCCCTAAATTACTAATTTGGTATAGACCTTCATAGCCTATAGCATCTCGCCATTCTTCTTTCATTGGGATTTCTCCTTAATCCTCAGCCTGCTGTTATTAGGATTAAGGATGGGGCAGGCAGGCTGCTCTGCCACATCCCATATTTTTATTATACCATAGAGTTGGGGTTGGCCATCATCGACCCTAGGTCAGATGTGTTAATTTCTAAATCAGACTTGCGAGAGCCAGGTTGTTCCTGCATGTCTAGTACTTCTACATCGCTCTCTTCACCGAGAGAACCTACGCCATTGTCGGCATAATTAGAAGCTTCTATCTGAGTGATCACATCATCCATTTGTTCAGGTGTGGTATTAGCGATAGCGTTGTCTGCCTCATACGGCATCGGGTTATTCTCATACATAGCCTGGTTCTGGGCAAGTTGGGTAGCCATATTCTGGCCAGCTATCTTATTAGCCTCAACCTCGGCTTGTGATGGGCCAGCTTGCTTAATAAAGGTCTTAATCATCTTGCGTGGGAAGGCACCAAGCATAGCTTCGCTAGCGAGAGCAGCCACACCTTCTTCGGTGAGTAGGCCAGCTCCATTGAGGTTGCCGAGCAAGGAGAGAGCGTTAGTAGCAGTAGTCTTCTCATTAACTTTCTTAGCGAGTTTCGGTTTGACATTGATAACTGCCGAGAGAGCCATCTGTTGGATAGTCACAGCGGATTCACCACCATTGAGCGTTACTGGAAACTCTTGGTTCGGAGAGTAAGCTACACGGTTAGCGATACACTGGCGAGCGATATCCGCATAGAGCTGCATGATAGCGTTCTGGTGGGTTGCAAGCCCTTGGGCCACAGCTGATACCGCCATACCAGACTCAGCAGCGCTAGCACGGTCACCCATCATCTGCATAGCATCGAACTGGTCATAGCCAGAGAGCATGTCCTTAATGGTCGTTTCAAGGTAGGCAATCTGTGAGTCGATAGCGTTCCAGTCGTAATTGAACTGGAGAGTGCCAACGTCGCCTTCTAGTTTGTCGATAACTACACCCATAAGGTTAAGAGTACCACGAAGAGCATCAGCATCAGCACCGTTAGCAGTCACCCTTAGGATAGAGAGAATGTTAGAGACATGCTGTCTTTTAGCTCTCCAGGCACATAGTTCATCGTGTAGTGGAAGAAGTCTAAAGGCAATCGAGGTCGGGTATGGAGCAGTGTCTCTGTTCTCTTGATCTTCAAACTGGAATTTAAGTGGGCAGTCAAGACAGAAATCGTCAACTCTAAGTCTGACTTCGCCACTTATTGGGTCAGTAATTTTGAAGGCAATTGGTCTGTGGAAAGCACGAGTATTGCAACAAATAACATACCTTCTGTTAATAATCTTGAATTCGATTTTGCGAGCCAAGTCGTACATAACCGTAAGCTCAACATCATCGCCATTATATCCATTATTAGTCCTTTGTACTGGGTCAGTGGCTAAAGTCTGGTACCAGTCTAAATTATAGCAAGAGTGCAAGTCATGGTCATATTCAGTCAAAGTGGAAAGGTTATTCCCAGCAAGGTTAGCCGATGTAGCAAGATGGTTCATATCTTGCACATAGATGTCTAGGTCATTCAAAGTACGGATCTTATGGTTAGAGTATTTAGCTTCTCCACTCTTTACCTTCCAATACTTTCTGCCATCTTTCTCTGTCTCCTCTAGCACACTTCTGTCTGGGACTTCGAGCTTTTTGTTTATCTCGTCTCCGTCTTTCTCAATCATTTTCTTGAGCTTAGACCAGGAGATCATTGTAGAATAACCACGGAACCTTTCTTCTCCAGTAGATGAATACTTAGTGTCCCACCAAGTGTTCTTTGGGTTAATACGGATAACCTTGTTGCTGTCATCAATCGGGTTGTATTTAACCAAGACGGCAGCCATGCCAGCACGAGATAGGTCACGAGAGAAGGTAGCAGAAAGTATCCCCATCTTATTCAGCACATAGTCTTGTTCACATTTAGCAGCCATTAAGTCTTCTGTATCATCATCAATAATCATATACGGGTCATTGATTTGATACTCGTATGTGTCTACCCCAGCCGCCATCTGGGAGGCACGGTTAGCGATTGCTTTCGCAAGAGTGAATGAACGCCCAGTCGGGAGGTTCTCGCAATATTTTTTACACTCTTTCTTCTTCTTCTCGTCCTTAACCTTCGCAAGGTTCCCCTCTACTTCCTCTTGGTAGAGGTTCTTCTCTGGGAGACCTTCCATCGCTCTAGCCATACGGTATAGCCAGTATTGGTAAGAATTTCGGGCATACCAAGATTCATACATCCACTGTAATGGGTAGGTGTACTCATTGTCGAAGTTAAAGGATGTTGTAGTTATTTCAGAACTTGTCATACTTTTATTTTACCTTATTTTGTAGCATTATACATTTTTACATTAAGAACCACCCAGTAGACTGTTGCCCACCAATCTGTTGCTGGGTAAGCGTGCCGGCATAGATAAAACAACAGCTCACAAGATCGTCATGATGACCAGCCCTAGCTTCGACTCTAACTAGCTTTGTGCCATCAGCCCTAGTCTTAATTCTCTTCTCGTAAGTATGCATCTGTTTCAAAGCCATCTTAGACCGTATTTTAATTTTATGTGTGTGGAGAAGGAGAGAGAGAATGTCGAGCATGGCATTTTTAGAAGACTGAGTAGTGCGGATACCTGGGGTCTTCTTCTTCCTATCTGAATCGCTCTCATAATAAAAGTAATAGTAGTTTCTAGCCTTTACTGCGGCAATGAATGCTTCTGCCATATTCTTCTCGGGGGCAATCGTAGCATTATTGTATATCTTAGCAATCCCCACTGCATAGTCTGCGTAGTCCTCTATAGAAAGGCCCTTCTCATAGAACTCTGCTACTTCACTCATATCTTCATCGTCAAATACCATCATGGCAAAATAGTCTGATCCATCATTCATAGAAGTAATAGCATCAGCCACTATCTTATACCTATGCCCATACACTGGCCGTCTGAATATCGTGAGTGGGGAAACATCAGTTTTCTGGGCCTCTACCTTCCCAGTCTGCATATCAGTAACCAGGCGGAACATCTCCCCCTCTTCTGCATTGTTCTCCTCCTGGAACTTGATATCAGATTCATCAAAATAGCATTTAGCCGCACCTATCTGCATGACCTCGTCGAGTGTGGTAGGATACTCCTTCTGCATATTAGAAGTACGGTTGCTCTGGCGATGATACCAGTCAATAGCATCTCCCCATAGCTCAGTCGGGAGGCCAAACTCTTTCATCGCAGGGATAACTACATTCTTATCATATTCGGTCAAAGTTAGAGTGGTCAAGTCTACCCCCTGCGGCTCTTCTGGGTATACCATAAACCACGGAGCGAAGATAAGGGTCCAGTCTTCTGGGTTATCTCTAGCAATCTGAATCTTCTCCTTAAAATAAGGGGACATCTTATCATCAAAAGTGGAAGCATAGACCACGAGAGAGAAACCGTAGGCAGGGAGAGAAGGGGAGATAGCGTCTTCAAGAGCTTCTGGTTTGCGATAAAAAGCTACCTCATCAGCAATCCACATATTAGCCGTACCAGAGCGGATAGAGTTGGCGTTAGCAGATACCAGGTCATAGTAGTTATTTCTTCTCACCCCCAAGATATCTTTATAGTGCAGACGAATAGTGGAGGACATCGCTGGCTCTTTCTCAATGGTAGGCATAATATCAGGGTGCACACCAGTAATAATAGGCTCTACCTTCTGCGAATATATCTTAGCTACAGTGTCAGTGGCAGGGAAAGTATGAAGGATATTAAAATTCTCCAGCCCCTCCACATAGGAGAGAATATAATTCACCCAGTCAATAATGCCGACCGTAGCACCAACTTGCCTCGGCTTCAGGAAGATAACATCGTGTCGTTTATCAATCCTAGTCTCTGGATTAACCATCGGGAGGAGTTTCTCGAACACCATCTCCTGGAAACGGTTAAGTCTCATATAGACAAGTCTTCTTCTTTTGTCTACAATCTGCTGACAGTGAGAGGTAAAATATCTAAAGTCAGTAAAAGCCTTCCGAATATCATCGGAGGTCATCGGCTCATCAGTCAATTCAAAAGTACTATGAAGAAGCTTTCCCACGGAGAATCTCCTCTGCTAACTGAGCTTTATTCTTTTGTCTCTTCTCCTCTGGGTCTTCCTCTGAGAAGATATTATTATTCCTAAGAGAAGTATTTAATTTGGCTATACTCTCAGTAAGAGCCCTAATCATATCCGGGTCCTCGAACGAATCTGAGTGCAAAATCAAATCATCTAACTTCTCTAATAGATGCTTATTAACAGACTCAATGTCCGTAGCACCTGACCCTACTACTTCCCCCTCCATATTACTCCTTCGGGTCTAGCTTTTTGACGATAGCGACTACATAGTCATATTCATCACCAGTGCTAGGCTCACCAACGAGCTCAACAGAATATTGGTCTGTGAAAGTATCGCTAAGAGCGTTAGAGAAAGCTGTCTGGATTTCATCTCTCTCCGCCTCAGTTATTGGTAAAGTCCCCTCAGTTGTACCACTACTTGTTGCCATTCTTCTTTCCTTTCTTCTTCTTTGGTTTAGTCTCTTTCTTTGGTTTAGCTTCTTCCTTTGGCGCCTCTTCTGGCTTGGATAAAATCTCTCTCACCCTGTCTGCTGGTGTCATAACAGAATCCTGGATCTCTCTTCTCTTCTGCATGGACAAAGCATACATATCCTTGTTCGGGACCATGCTGGCAGAGATAATAATGTTCTCGCAGATCCTGCGGACTTTAACCTCGTACTCTGAGATCTCGTGCATACTGTTGGACTTCTCGATACTCTCGATAACGCCACCAAGCTCTTTGACTTGGCCAAGCAATAAATCGTAGAACTTAGCCATTTTATACCCCTGCGCCAGTTAGAGTCTGAGAAATAGTATTCACTGGGATATCATCACCGTACTTAGCACGGCCAGAGTCGTTGTCCTCTGGGTTGCCAGATTTGGAAGTCCCAGTTTCACCACCACGGGCCGTAGTGACATGACGGACTGGCTCTTCGTTAATCTCTCTCTTAGTTCTATCACGGTAGGCATCACGGATAGCTTGTTTGAACATCTCTAAGTCGAGAGGATTGTCAATCAAAACACCAGTACGGCCAGCGCTCACAGCACGACCATTGACATGCTTCATCAATGGGATGTTGAAAGTGTGGTTAAGCGAGATCCAATGGAAGTTCCTCGCCATAAAAGATAGGTCTACAGTAGCGTCATCTCTCTTGTCTCTCTTGATGAGCTCGATAGCCTCTTTTACTGAAATGTACCCGACTGGGACTTTCGATTTATTTTGCATAAAGAATTCTCCTGTTTATAGGCTTATTTTATACCATAAGTTTATTTTAGGCAAATATCTGAGCGATGCTCTCTGCTTTTATCTGATTGTCCAGACTACCTTTGGCATCGGCCCACTTAAAACGACCTTCATCATACCCAGCTACAATAGTGTAGCTAGAGTGGTTGGCGATATAAGCCTTTAGAGAGCGAACTTCCTCTAAAGCGTCATCCTGGGTAGAGTCTATCCACTGACGGATAGCTACTCGACCTTTTCTCACTGGTACCCCCATATAATCAGTCACCCCAGCATTGTTCAAGACTTTGCGCCCAACAGTTTCTGAGTTATGACAGTTACATATTAGTAAAATTAGACTCATATAATCTCCTTTATCTCTTTTAACACCTTATCTGCTACTTCTGGGTAACAAACCCAAGCAAAATACCCCATTTTCTTTAATTTCTCTATCCATTCCTTCTGCCCAGGCTGGAATTTAGCATTTTTAGAGGCCTTAAACTCGATATAAATGGTCAGCCCCTCTGGGAGAAGGACAAGATAGTCCGGGAAACCCTTACGGGAGAGCGAACTCTGGATATAAGGGACAGGGATACACCCCAATTTCTTAAGTTTGTTGCAAAACTGCTGCTTAAACTTCGCTTCTGGCGTCGGCATCTGATATCAACTCTCCTTTCTCCGAATCCCACACCAAGTCATCGGTTATTATTATCTTACTTTTATCTAAAACTGGGAGGACATGGTGCAATCTCTCCCAGATGACCCATTGATAATTAGGTTTTATCGCCTTCCTACTCTGAGAAAGACGGTATAACTCCGATGGTGACTCTTTAATTTCTGATCTCCCCTCATGGATAGTTCTCCTATCTTCGGCAAGCCAGAGATTTTTACGGAGCATCAAGATGCGGGCGACAAAATAGTCGGTAGTATCCTGCACCTTGAGCCCGAGCTCATCATACTCTTGGGTAGATCCGAACTCTGCGGACTCAAGGCGGGCCTTGGTCTTTTTACTTTTCAGAGCTTCATCTACTAGAGCCATCTGAAATCCTAAGCTGACTGAATAGCCTGCACAATAGCTTGACCCTGAGTAGTGACTTCGTGAGTGGCATCTTGAACTGAACTGTTTATATCAGTAAGACTTGATTCCATAGTGCCGAGTGTAGTCCCGTTAGCAACAACATGCTCATCAATAGTATCTAATTTCCCCTCGATAGTATCAGTGTTGAGATCAAGGGCCTCAATCTTCTGAATCAAAGTGCGAAGAAGGGACTCGACCTCATCAGTATTGGTAATAAGAGTGCCCTCATTGGTATTAGAATTCTCTGCAGCCTTAGCAATCATGGACTCTTTGTCCTGCTGTGGCTTGTCGTTGTATTGCTCGTAATTTTCAATCATAATTATATTCCTTTCCTTTCAAGTATAACACATTTAGACTCATCCTCCGCCCATAAGTCCTTCACCACTATGTCGTGGTTGCGAAAATGGCCACAGGCCCAGAAGAAGTAATCGGCAGCTGAGTCCATATGTCTGAATAGGGCATCATCAACATACCCACTATTCCAATACACTCTGACTAAATACCTTTTAGGCCTGCTCATCAGATCTCCTTAATATATCTATTAAGTTCATCTAGGTCTTCGCCATTTCTAATCTTTGCTTGATAGTACTCTCTAGCGCAGTCTTTGCTACAAAACCAAGCATGCACCCTGATTACAGAGCTCGGGTCTCCACCAATAATCTCAGTGCCACAGACAGTGTCTCCAGATAAATCTCCCCTGCACCATTTGCACCGATGGAATGTTGGTGCTACCGGTTTGTCATAAGTAAAATATAGATCCATTATTTTTCCTCCTTTATATATAAACAATCTCTCCCCCAGTTTTTGGCATATTCGTCCATGTCCATATAGAACAAGTGCTTGCCGTGTGAGATGTCTAAGTCCCACTCGTCATCATCGACCAATCGGTCATTATCGTAGAAGTGTTCCTTAAGACTGTGCACAATCTCCATAAACTCTTTATAACTTTTAACCCCTTTGGATAGAGAGAGCACGTGCATATATGCCTCCTCCTCCCCATCCAGCCATTTGCGTCTTGCTGCTATACTATCGCCAACACACCTCATCAGGGTGTCCATTACCTCCTTTTCTCTTTTATTCATTTGCCTCCTTTTCATAACTGGTTAATTGTTCTACTACGCTTATCCCCAGCTCGTGCATCTCGAGTGGAGTGTGTACGGTTAACTCTGGGAACTTCATCTCTGGGATAAGTGGCTTGAGCCCCTTAGGGATGCGCCTCACCTGATACTGGGTATTCCCGATAAGGTAAGATGTTCTCTGAGCATAAATCTGCCGCCACAGAAAGTCGAACTCTCTCCTAGTGGTGATCTTCTTATCATAGGTTTTGCACCAGCGCACATAATCGTCATACAAGAACCGCTTGCTCGTGAACCCGTCAAAGAAGTGAAGGAAGTCCTCCCTATACTCGAAGGCTGAGTCCTGCTCCTCCTCGAGCATCCTCTGCTCTTTCTGCATCGTGAGCGAGAAGTCCAAGTCGTGGTTAGTGTAGTAATTCGCTAAGGCCAGACATTGACCAATAAGCTTAGCCAAGGTTGGCGGGGTGAAAGTGTCCTCCGCAAAATTGTCATTAGTCGTATCATACTGTGATAAGTCCGCATAAAACGGTATCACCAGCGAGCGTTTGAGACACGCCCCCGAGCCTGAGCCTTTCCACTCTGGCATGTGGTTCATCGGGTAAAAGCACATAAAGTCTGCGTGTAATGTGACCGGCTCATTAGAGCGCATCACTGGTATGGATACAGTGCCGTGGTCGGCTAAAGTCTTAAAGTCCGCCTGGGCGGAAATAACTTTGTCGTCCTCTTCGTCTGGAGCATTCAGCATAGTATTTAATAGCTGGTGGGAATAGTGTGCGTCGTCAATCTGGGAAAGCCTCACCATGCTGGTATTCTGCTCCCCGAATATAGTGTGCAGCAGCCCAATGAATGAACTCTTCCCGTTACGTTTCTCACCTATTAGTATATATGACCCGACTGGCTTCTCCTTAAGGAAGCAATAGCTTATGGCCCGCATTAAGTCCATATACACCTCGTGTGAATGATCAGCCCAGGTTGAGATAAATGGAAAGTCCTCAGGTAGATCGTCTGGGTGGTGAGTCTCGAGGAAAGAGAGGGTGTCATTATAATACCCCCAAATTAAATCTCTCGTGTCTGTCATGTCCACCCGTGGGATATGCTTGCTCGGGTATTTCGTATTAAATAATTTATGAAAGCATGGCTTCTCCGCTGGTGTGCCTGGCACCAGCTCCCCTAAGTCCCCGTCCCAGTAAATCTTAGGGGCCACCTCTATAATATTGTTGCTCACTTCGTCAATCTCCTTGTTAACAAATAATTTAATAGCCTCCGCTGTTTTCTTAATTTTATCTACATCCCCCACCCCATAGGCTGATAGGTATGTGTCTCTCGCTAAAGACAGCAAGTCCTGCTGTGTGAGCAGCCTGTAAACGCCCCCGCTCTTAGGCCGCACATAAATTAAACCGCCCTGCTTTATACGTATAAAGTCCAACTCCTGTATTAAGGTCGAGTATACCGCCATCTGCTTCTCACCCTCGCCAATTTTCCGTGGAGGCGGTGTGTCCTCTGGAGATAGGGCTGGTAATTTAGTCGTCATGCTCCAACTCCCGTCGCAAGGCCCGCACGTCGTTTAATACTCCCTCTATAATCCCTGCCTCACTATTGTCATACCACCCGAAGGTCTTTCTCCACACAGTTTGGCGGGTAGTCGGCAGCCTATACTGGAATTCATACACCACGTATGTCGCATACCCGTCTGAGCTCTTAGACTCAGTCACCGCTAATATGTTTATATTGTTCCGAGCCAGTCTCGCTCGGCCAGACATACTGTCCGTCATCTCGCTTATTCCTCCTTTTTAATGATTATGTGTATTTTTATTATAAATGGGAGAGGGGCCTAGTGTCAATAGAAATATGTAAAAATAGTGGGTAATTTTTTACATAAAATATGTAAAAGGTGTATAATTATTTACATATAACAGGGGTGGAGAGTTTTACATAAAACTGGAAAAATACGATCTGGCAATTTACATAAAAATCGCACAAATAACATATAAATAACATAAATCGCCACAAAATTTGCATATTTTTATTTTTATGTTACATTTGACTTCACGAGAACAGAGGTGGGTTGCTTATGGTATAACGGGGGTTTTAATGATGTGCAAATCACAAACTTAATTATGTTGTAATATATGGCCTTTTTGGTTTTGAAAAAACACAAAGTTTTGTGTTTTTGGATCATTTAATTTTCTGTATCGGTTCTGGAGTAATTGGTGCACCACCCCAATAAATCACCCCCGCTTCGCTCAGGGTATGTTATCTTTCTCTCTTGGGGGTCTCCCCCATTCTAAAATTACATATGTAAAATTATTTTACTATATTATATCACATTTTACCCCTGTTATATGTTATATATGTTATTATATGTCATATTTTTTCTATATAGAGAAAAAAAATAAAAAGAAAAAAGCCCCTCCACCTCTGTTATATATACCCGCCGTGCTATAATTTTTCTATACTATATAGAAAAAGTACCACATATTTTGACATAAACACGCCGAAGCCATAACATATTATAAAATAAAATATAGTTTTTGTCAATGGATCTGGTATTGTTCCAACCTGCCACACCTCTATAAAACCGAACAGAAACCGAACTTTGTGGAAAACTTTTCAAAAAAAGTCAAAAAAAGTCTATTTTTTCTATTGACATTATAGCCCCCATGGTATATAATGGAAGTATAATCAAAAAGGCGAAAAGATAGGGTAAGCCTAAAAGTAAAGACAACCCACCGCCTAAACGATTATATAATACACTAAACTAAACTAAACTAAACAGGAGACTATTACAGGCGATATTTTAGCATAATAAATTGTCGATAGGTATCAGAGAAACGCCAAGAAATTGTATTTTTGAAGTACCTAAAAATAAGTCGGGCTAGTAGGGCTTAAAACACCTTAACCCTAGCGATAGCAGGCGAAAGATAGGGTATAGAGACTTGCAAGAAGTGTAGGTTGAGTAGAGAAGATACGGGGGTATCGGGGGCTATACTTGACAGATATAATAGGTATAGCTTAAAAACTCTTAGAGACTAGTCGGGTATATGACAAAGTCTAGGTTATAAATAGCAATTTTACAATTCGACCCGTGCAACCGCTTGAAGTGTATTATAGGGGTGTATATCTGTAATATACGGCAAGTATAGCCTTAGCTATAATATACCCTAACTGTATCTTATGGCTATTATAACGCTTCAAGTAGGTTGAGAGGGCTAAAATAACAGGGGCAGTATCCCTGCCCCTGTATAGACTACTAGACTGCCAAGGCAGTGGAGATAGGGGCATTATGTCCTGCACACCCCTAAAGGGTGCAAGGGGCAAGAATAATAACCATAAAGGAGAAAAACTATGAGAAACATAGCGGACACGCTCTATGAGGAGCGACAAGTAGAATTACTAGGGGAGAATTGGAGGGGACTACTCTAGTGGAGAAGACTATCAACGGCTACAAGTGTATTGTAGATTACAACACCAAAGATATAATGGTCAAGCTATGGGGTATCTGGCACAATGCTAGACACGCCCTAGCATGCCAAGCATGGTATGACCTCTATAAAGCAACATTTAACGAGGAGTATTAGAGATGAAAGATAAAGTATGGGATTTGTGCAAGCAACTTGCAAGAGAGTTAAGCAACACACAAACGATAATTCAAGAGGGGTGGTGTGAAGATAGTATCAACACTCATGTAGTCATGCAGGCACAGGATTTTTATAACCTGTTTAACATCTTAGATGATAGAGGCAGGTATGACGCCCGCAAGATATGTAAACTATTAGAAGAAGAATTAGAAAAATAAGATAAGGAGAATTAGAAAATGAATACAGTATATCTTAAGAAGTTTGGGGTGAGAGAAACAGGGGTTGCACCTTATGACGGGTGGACAGGCAACCAAAACCAAAACCTATATGGCAAGGAGTTAACAAAAGCAATTCGGCAAGACTTGCAAAAGGTGTTATGCGAGGGAGATAGACCACTCAAGAAGTCCGAGGTGTCTATTAGGCAAGGGCGAGGGGGCTACACAACTAGCCTATATATCACCATTACAGCCGACAGACACAGCAACCTGATAGCAACAGACAAAGAAATCAGGGAGCGGGTAATTGACAACATGCGACACGGTGAACGGCACTGGGTAGGCAAGACATTTAACATACATTACGACACATATCGAGCCATGCCAGACGAGGAACAAAGACAGGTGGAACAGGACACAGCGGACACAGTCATCGCAGGTATTAAGGGGGACATGAACATCAACCACTATCACATAGACAGAGAAGAAATCCTATCAGACTATGGCAGACAGGTGTTCAAGGCTTGCGAACAGGTAGTCAATGCTTACAACAGCGACCACAGCGACATAATGAGCGACTATTTCGACAGGGGGATTTATGATAACTATAACTTAAGAGTAAAGGAGTAAAGAAAATGGCACAGATAAAATATACCGACAAGCAGGGGGAACACAAAGGCACACTAACTATGGCAGAGTATTACATTTACGCATACAATGCCGACCTTAACCCGACCGACCGAGTACCTTATAGCACATGGGACAACACGGACTATGAGCCATTTAAGCGGGCAGTGGGCAAGAAGTATAACACAGAAGTATTAAACGCAAGTATTACAAGGAGATAACATGAATATAATTTTTAACGACACTAACAACAACCTTATCGGGTACTACAAAGACCTGAGAGCTTACATCAAAGAGCAAGGGAAATCTTACATAGCAACCGACGACTACGAGCAAGCCAAAGATATGGCGGACTTGCTACTAGACTTGAACGGGTGGGCAGACAACGAGAGCTTGCTAGTAATATCAGACTGCAACGGCATGGGCTATATAGTTAAGGAATATCAGAAAGGAGATTAAGGTGTATAGTCTGGACGCATTTATTAAGCAACTAGACAAACACTTCAAACAAAAGGGCATAACAATTATGGACAAGCACCGTAAAGGGGACGGCTATGAGTTCTTAATTAAACTCATAGATGATATAGACTACCCCGAGAATTATAAAATAACTATTGAAAGGATTTAACATGAACATTGTAATTGACCAAGCCACTAGCGAGGCAGAAAGACTTAAGATTAACCACAGAATATATGCTAGAAAGTCAGCTAGAAAACGCTACCACCAGAATAGAACTAAGAAATGGGAAGAGGCTTTAGCATATCTATTGACACTTGAGGGAGATTTGCCAGAGCTAGCAGATAAAATGGCAGAGAAATATAATATAAGCAAAAGAAAATATTGACATTAGCTTATGCTTGTGATAGTATAAGAGTATAAATATAACCATAAGAAAAGGAGAATAACATGTTTAATAAGAAACAGATTAACGCAATTATCAAAATGCTTAAAGACAGAAGCATTGACGGACGCCCCGCATTACAGCAGGTGTTCGAGCAGAGTGGTTTTATGTGGGCGACAAACGGGTATGTGGCACTTGAACTCGGGGAAGTCAAGGACGAACTCAAGGGCAAGTGTATTACACTAGCAAGCCTAGTCGGTTGGAGTGGCACGCATAAAGCAAATGACACTACCACCTTGACAGAGTTGGCAGAAGACAACGAGTATAGTGAGCCTGATATGGTGAGCCTGCTACATAAAGACTACGCCAAGTCGGACGACCCGAGGTTCAGTATGGAGTATATGAAAATCGCAACGGACTTCCTCGGGGTGAGTATGATATCACTAGAGCAGACGCCAAACAATGGTAGTGTATGCTATCGGGTGAAACCTCTGGAGAGTATGCATGTTGCAAATGAAGCTATGGGAATTAAAGCCTATGTAATGGGGCTAAAGTAAAGGAGAAATAACATGAGTAGAAAAAATAACAACATTGACTGGGGTACTATTGCTATGATAGTGAGTGTTTTGCTGGTGTCCGCAAGCTGGTTTATGGCAGGAATATCTATCGGGACTAGCAATGGTATTGAGAAGGCAAACGCTACCATTAAAGAATATCGAGAGAGGGAACAAGGGGAAGACTTATTAGAGCGGTGCAAAGCAAATGGCTTGAAGAATTGCCACATCGAGTTCGGCTATACCGACAAGGTGATTACAAGTATTGAAGTTATTGGAGAAAGGAGATAAATTATGAAATTTTATCAAGCAGAAATGGAAGCCTTTGACTTTATGAAGGGCTACCATACATTAAAAGAGTGGGCTAACTATGGGTTCAACAAAGTAGTATATGACGGACACGAATACTGGGACGGACATAACTTTGACGGGACGCCTATTAGCGACGCACAGGACGAGGAAGCAGGGCTATTAACTTGGGACTACAAAGACTATGACATGGACGGTTATATGTATGTTGTGCTAAAGAGAGTGAAAGACTTATTAAAAGAAAAAGGTTTTGAGACAGGAGAATAATATGTTGATTATAACTAAAGACACCGAGAAACTTATCACCATTGTAGAGGGGACAGGCGACAACCTGTTAGCCGAGGACGAGGCAGAGGGCTTTGTCGACTATGTAATGACAAGTATTTATGAGGTGGACGGAGAAGACATTAACTTAATAGACAGCGGTCAGATGTTAAGCAGGACACTTATCGCAGACCTAGAGGAAGACGAGCTAGTCAGCCGTGTGCTTGACTACTGGGAACTAGGTGGAGAAGACTGGATTAAAGGAGTATTGTAATGGAACCAACTAAACAAGACATCATAGAGTACTTGCAAAACCAAGTTCAGCACAACAGAATAACTATGGACGAGCTGGAGAAAGAGTGTAAGCAACATGACATTGACTTATTCGATGACGTGATACACCCTATTGGCTACAACTTATGTGATAGATGTGGCGATTATGGCGATAGCGAGCAGGATTTCTTATGGGTGGACGGCTTCGACTGGGAAGAAGGCAACCCTAAAGACCAAGCAATTATCAAAGCAATAGAACAAGAGGGCATAGACTACTGTGCTATCTGTTGGGAGTGCGTAAATAAATTAGCCAAGAAAGGAGGCTACAATGAGTAGAGTAATTGTATATGAAGATAAGCAAGGCATTGACCACTATTTTATCGAGGGTAAGCCGTACGAGCCAGGCGAATACCCTAAAGAATATATGTGCAAGCGTGTGTATGCCAACCTAACAGACGCTATTAAAGACAGCGACTACTGGCAGAGCGACCACTATTCAGACGGTGAGTGCCTTGATTATGTAATGAACGTAATTAACCAAGTGGAGAATAAACTATGAAGATTATAGAATTACAACGCAAGACTATGGACGGTAAGCCCGTAGAGTATGACGCACTAAAAGAGAACGGGGAAGAATACCGAGACTGGTGGTGTGCCATTGAAACTAAGGAAGAAGAAATGGTGTATGATGACTTCATCGAACATCTTGGGCAACATAGTGGAGACCCACGGCATTTATTGTGGAATAAGATGATGATACACGCAGGGCAAGGGCTTGGCTTACACTGGGGAGATGATGACGTGTATGGCTACTTACGACCTGATGAAGACTGCCCTGATGTCGGCGAGGAAATGACCGACGGCGACGGTGATACATGGGTGAGGGCGGCATGAAGTATGCAGTAGAAAAGATACTGGCAGGCGGTGGCAGGGTTCGTGTACAAGAGTTCGATACCTATGCTGAAGCTGAGCGGTGGGTGGTACGGCAAACCGACCACGAAATTAAAAACTATGACGGGTGGTATTTACCCGTGTATGATATTATTAAACAAGGAGAACAATATGAGAATAAGTGTAGATTATAAACCACAGGAAGAGACATTACAGCGTAGCTATAATGGACACTACAATTGCTTTGCAGGTTGGATACCTTTTTAATATGGCTGAGTTGTATGACTTCCAAAAGCAAGCAGTTGCCGAGTGCATTAACAACGGCAAGCACTTTATTATATCTGGGACAGGTTCGGGGAAGACAGCTATGGCTTCCTCTCTCTGTAAAGAAATCACTATGAACTCTTCTCTCTCTCGGGTGCTCGTCGTTACCACCGCCAGCAAAGCTCGCACGCAGGACTGGCAGGAGGAGGCACGGCTTTGGGGCGGAGAGAGTTGGTATAATTCCCTCTCTGAATTTGAGGTGGTGAGTTGGCACTCAATACGCAAGTGGTGGGATAAGAACTTCACCAAAGGGCTTAAGGACACCTATGTTATCTTTGATGAGGTCGCCAAGGCTAAAGCAGGCGTGTCGAGTGGTATGGGCAAGACCTTTATCTCTATGACCAAGGCAACCGATAATTGGGTCGGACTTACTGCTACCCCAGGTGATACTTGGATTGAGTTTTACCCTTACTTCGTGGCGTGTGGGCTGGTGAAGAACAAGACAACGTTCAAGCGACAGTTCGTCCAAGAGATGTGGGTTGGCTTCCCTAAGATTGTAGGCTATGCCCATACTGATGTACTAGAGAAGATGTGGGCAAGCATCAGCACTGCCCCAGACACTAGCCAGATGAACAGAGAGTTGCCTGCACAAACCCATAAAGTGGTCGAATTCAAGAAGCCTACATTATACGACCATACGCTCAAGACTTTGGTCAATACAGATGGCGAGTTGCTAGATACCTCAGGGGCTTTATGTGCCGAACTTAGGAGGCAATGCTTCACCAAAGACAAACGGCAATGGGTGTCAGACTTCGTAGAGGGAGTAGAAAGCGGAGTAGTTATGTTCTATAATTTCACCCAGACGGGTGATTTGCTAGAGGAGATATGCTCAAAGGCACTTGGTAGTAATGGCAGAATATGGCGTATAGATGGCAAGCACCACGAGATACCAACTGCCGAGACGATCGGGAAGAAAGATGTAGTGCTATGTCAATGGCAGGCTGGGGCTGAAGCATTGAACCTACAATTCCTGCACTATTGGGTGAGCGTAGAAAGTACATACTCATATAGCACAGCAATACAAGCGAGAGGACGCATCCGCCGCATTGGGCAACAAGAGCCACAATTCTATTATTATCTGAAATGTCCAAGCACTATTGAGGATGCCATTTATAAAGCATTAAAAACTAAAAGCACCTTCGCACAAGATGAATGGTGCATAGCACAAGGATTAAATTTGAAAGGAGAATAATGGATAAAAAGGATGTATTAGAAGAACTAGATGTGCTGGATACTTATTTTGAAGAGTGTATAGACGCATCAGCAGCTGAGGATAACCTAGAAGAGACATTCATATTCACACAGCTTAAAGGCTATGTGAAAGACGCAATTGATTTTATTGAAGACGTGGAGGAGGTTGACAAAAATGTAGCGTAAGCATACAATATAAGTAGGGTGGGCAACCTCAGGGGGAATAATAGTAGAAGTAACAATTAGAAAGGAGAAATTATGGCAATTCCAGTCATAATTACTGGTCCTAGTGGTAGTGGGAAATCTACCTCTATGCGGACATTCGCACCTGAAGAGGTGGCGATTGTTAATGTAGAGAGCAAACCACTCCCATTCAAGAGGACCAAAGAGGGCATCCTCAACTCGGACGATTATAAGACGATTGAGGCTGCTATCGCACAAACTAAAAAGAATGCCATCGTTATTGATGACGCTGGCTATCTTATCACCAACTACTTCATGCGGAATCATAATTCCACAGGGGCAGGCAACAATGTATTCCAGATGTATAATCAGATGGCTGATGACTTCTGGGAACTAATCCACTTTATTAAGAACCGTGCGGGGGATGACAAAGTTGTCTATATTATGATGCACGAAGATGTGGACGAGTTCAATGGTGTTAAGCCAAAAACTATCGGCAAACTATTGGACGAGAAAGTCTGTATTGAGGGGATGGTGACTATCGTGCTCAGAGCCTTCGTAGAAGATGGCGAGCACAAATTCCGGGTGCACAGTAAAACTCAGGGGGACATTACTAAGACTCCTATTGATATGTTCAAAGAGGACGAGATCGAGAATGACCTCAAGAAGGTGGACACTGCAATTAGGGAGTATTATGAGTTAGCACCACTAACCAAAGTATCATTAAAGAAAGGAGATAAATAATTATGGATTGGACAGTTATTAGCTTAACAATATTAACATTGGTATCAGCACTACTATTGGTATATTGTATTATGCTGAGCACCAGGCTATCTAAGCTTGATGAAAGAGAGAAGGAAGATGTAGTATTACTTTATGCATTGTATGCGTCTTCTGACCTAGCAGTGCAGTGTAGTAAGCTCACTAAGAAGGCTACTAAAAAATCTACCAAGAAAACAACCAAGAAGAAAGGAGATAAATAATGGCAGGTTTAGATTGGGATACTATTGAAAAAGAAGCAGCTGACAAAAAGCAATATAAAGACTATGCTGGCAATGGCGTCCACGAAGTGAAAGTAGAATCGGCAGAGCTGAAAGATAATGGCAATGGCTGGTTTGAATTCAAGTTCCAAGAGGACGAATTCAAATACCCAAAGCTATCGTTCGCATTTTTTAGCGACGATAAGCAGAACTACCGAGCACACTATTATAAAGAGGTGATGAAAGTCTTAGGGGCTTCTGAGGAAAACGCCCGTAAAGCGTGTGGTGTTTGTGAGAGTAAAGACTCTCGGGCTGAGGTCCACAAGGCTTATGCAGATGCTTTCAACAGACTAGCTTCTAAGCACCCTAAGATTAAAATCGAAGTTCGTGACCAATACGATAAAGATGGCAACCCAGTAGTATCTGAGAAAGGTACGGTTTACGGCGAGAGTGTATTCACTAAAGATTCGGGCTTACAGTTTAAGCAGAAGAAAAACGCTCAGGCGAATGCCGAGGTAGTTCCAGAGGACATTCCAGAGGGGGAAATTTCTCTGGATTCTATACCATTTTAATATAACCATTTCCCTGCCCTTCGGGGCAGGGCTATAAAGGAGAATAAATTATGAATACTATAGAAAAAATAGGGGTTCCAAGAGCAGACTTAGAAAATTCAATAGTTCGGGAATTGCACAATATAAATGTGTGGCTAGAGTGTTTATGCAGAATAAATGCTCTAAATTCTAACGATAATGACTATAAGTCAGCGATTAAGCTTATTGCCCAAACAAAAACGAAGGAGAAATAATTATGAATAAAGATTTGACAGCATTAAATGATTTGATTGATGACGCTATGAAGGCAGAGAAAGACTTACTTGTGAAAGAGGAGGCTTTGGCTGCAGCAAATAAGGAGTTCGCTAACTGGCTCAAAGTAAAGAAGCACCAAGACGATAAGCTAGAAGTATTGTGGGGGCTTGTGCGAGAAACGATGCAGAACGAGGGGCTCAGAGAATATGAAACTCCATATATCAAACTTACCCTCACGCCGAGTGGGAAGTATCGTTTGGCTGAGGGCAAAAGCATAGATGACATCCCAGACGAATTGTGCGACATTAAGAAAGTTCTTAACAATAAGAAAATTACTGCGTCTATCCAGCTAAATGGGCTTATTCCTGCCGGCATTGAAAGCACAGGTAATATTCTAAGAAAGAAGATTAAGGATGAAGGGAACCTATAAAGTAGCTGGGCTAGAGTTCAAAGTTAAGCGTATAGATCATTGGGACGCTCCTGTGGTTTCTGATGCACAGATACTTACTATGCCGAACATCCCTAAACCACTGCACGGGAAAGGGTGCCAGCCGAGGACAATCCTCGGCTCAACATCCTGGGATGTGATGAGGAAGCGTTGCTATTATAACGCAGACTATCGGTGCGAGGCGTGCGGGAAAGACCTAGACAGGGGTAGATGCCAGGCACATGAATTATTCAGTTATGACTATGTGGAAGGTAAAGCGAAGTTTGAAAGATGTGTCTGCCTATGCGAGTGCTGCCATTTAAGGGGCGTGCACTCTGGCAGGCTATGCACTCTATACAAAAAGGGGCAGGCTTCCAAACGACAAGTTATAGAAGGAGCGGAGAATCTATTTAAGAACATCTCTGAGTGGTCTAAAGAACACCCTTCCGAACCAGAGCTTAGAGCATTCCATGCTTGGCTAGACTTCCTAAAGCTCCCCGATCTAAAAGACGATATGCTCGCACTTATAGATAAATATAATGTGCAGTTTTATCTACCAGTTGGGGGGAAGAGTTGGGGAGAGTGGTCAGTCAAAGTTGGGAGCAGAGAGTATAAATCCCCTTACCATAGCGAGGAGGAGTGGAAAGAAGCTATGGAAAAGCAAACCCCAAGCATGCCATCAGTCATAAAGAGAGCAGAACCGACTGATGAAGAAGTCAAAAAGATTTTAGAAAATTGGTCTTGACATTTGCTTATGCTTGGTGTATAATGAAGTTACAATAACCATAAACAAGGAGTATAAATTATGAATACAGAAGAAATAGCATTAAGAGAACTACACCCGCTCTACAATGAGTGGTGCAGGGATGATGAGGCTAGGGAATATGACCCTGATGCCGAAGCAGAATTTAAGTATGGAGGCTACGATGAGTAAGATAGGTAGAGTTAATCTTGAGCTCCAAGAGCAAGCCAATGAGCTTGGGTTCAGCACTGTCCAAGAGGCACTCGACAATGGGTATGAGGTCATCCAGCGTACTATGGGGGCGCCTCGTGACCTTGATGAGATAGATAGAGAACCCGAGGTTTGGTACGAGCTACAAAAAAAGGACGAGCTTGAAGAAGCACATGAAGCGTGGCTTAGAGAGAGAGAAGAAGTGCTCAAGGAGCTGGAGAGCCTCTTAACATTCAATAAAGATGCCGCATATACCCCATATGAGGTATCTTATATGCTAGAAAAATCACTAGATAAGATAAGGCACGCTATTGAATTTATCAAGAAAGGGGAAGTATGAATAAAGAATTAGATGAAGCACTAGCTGAAGCACTAGCTGAAGAGGGCTCGCTCTTACCAGATTTGGAAGAGTATGAAATGTTTAATGATGGATGGGGAGACCAATAATGAATAAAGAATTAGATGAAGCCCTAAAGAATTGGGACTTCTACGAATTAGCAAAATTAACCATGGGGGAGAAAGGAGAATAATATGTCAAGAGCAACCAAAGTAGAGATTGCATTCTGGATTGCGTTATCATTCGCAGCTGGCGTCGTTATAGGGGCATTGGCCTACGCAATTATGACGCCGCCAAAAACGGCAGTAGGGTGCAAAGACAATGGTAGGTCCACTCAAGTAAAAGACGGTGTGGAATACCATACATACATACCAGCATTGGACAATTGTAAATAATCATTAGGAGGTCATATGAAATATAGTTTTAGGTACGGAGATAGGTTACCGAAGAACCTAGGGGGAGGAAAAGCACGGGCTTTTATTAAGTGTGGTAATTATCATCAATATAAGAATGAGCTAAGAGATATGATAAACGCTCTTCGCCGTGAGAGCGATAGGCTCGATAGGGAGGAGAAGAAATGAAAGACGGAATAATTCCGCACGCCCCAAGAATGGCAGACGCTGGGCGTTGGGTTCTCTCCGATGAGGGGGCGAAAGCTTTTGAGCAAGCTAAAAGATGGCGTGAGAAACGCAGAGAAAGGAGGCACCATGCTAAAAGCAATTTGGGTAGATGAGCAGGATGAAGCAGTATTAGCTCATGCTCTCAATGAATACTCTAATATAATGGAGAAACTAAACAAAGAGTGGCCTGACTATACTCCTTCTGAGTATATGCTAAGGCTCAGAACTCTCTACAATAGAATTAAACGAGGAAGGATAAAAGATGGAAAATCACTATGAACCTCTCTCTTCTAGCGAGCGA